AGCTGCTTTCGCATCGGCAGCAGCAGACTGAGCGCTTGCCGCATCAGAAGAAGCTTGTGCTACAGAAGTTTTCAGGCCATCAATTTGGGTTTGCAGATTTTCGATATCTGAATTGGTTGCACAGCCAGTAGCAAGCATCGCTACTATTACTAACATTACTAATTGTTTCATATTTTTTCCTTTTAAAATTTTTTGTACAGAATGATAATTTTCGGAGCTAATGGATTCGAACCATTTTAATTCACCGTCGTGAAAGCTTCGGGTTTGTTTGTGGTAGTCATCCTCATTAATCACATCGACGTGTTTTGTTAACCAATTTTAACACAAATTCTGATTCTTCAAAATCATCATCAGTTAAATTGGGGCTAAACCTTAAAGTATATGTGACCTTTTCTTGCTTTATATTTATAGTATCATCGATAACTTAAATAGTAAAATTGGATGGTATGTTGATACAAATATCCATCAATCTTTCAAAATGCCTATCAGATTTCTCATAATATTTATTCACGTACAATTTCAAATGCGTTGGTATAGCTTGTAAGGTTGTTACCTTGTTATTTCTATATTCACCAATTGCGTTTACTACTGTATCTAATACCATGATAATACTCTTGTTAAAAGTGGTAATGGAACGTGAACTCTAGTCACGATTATCTGGGTTCAAACCCAGATATCCTACCATTTGAACGTTCTCGCTATTTAAAATTTCAGGTTCTGTTTATTTTGTTCTACCGATTAAACTATGATAGTGACCAACTCTATCCCAGGGACTCGAACCCAGACCTTTCTTTTATTGTAAGAAAAATTTATTGCTGCAAAGAACCTATTTGGTCAAATTATATTGATGTGGTCTTCAATCAGTTGTTTCGCTTTATTAATTGAATGTTCACACCAAATTAGTTCAGTGGGTGATGCTTTACTACCACTCACTGGGTCAACTGTGGACATTGTCCACAGTTGGATAAAAATAATTTAAACACGCTTGCCCATATCTATATTGTAGAATTTCTTTAATTTCCACGCACATTATGTGCTTGGAAAACTTCATAATCAGCTGCGGTTATATAAAATTCATTCATACTTGTAATGTCGGTAGCTGTTATCGGACTTTAACCGAATCTCTATAGTCGTCATAGAATGTTTCACTTACTATGTAAGCTGTTACACTACAACAGTATATTATTCAATATATTACATTTCTTGTAAAATCAGTAAGTCAAATTCTGTTTGTCTAATAGACAACATAAATCCACGAACTTGAATTTCTATTGGATCACCAAGTGGTGCTTTTCTAACTATTTCGAATATTATTTTAGGTGTTAGTCCCAATGTCAATAGTTTTTTTCTAAGTTGATTTTTCTCTTTATATCCAATAATTTTGTATTTTTTATTACAATTTTTACATTTATTACAAGTCATATAAAGTATCTCAAATTGGCACCATCAGAAGGAATTGAACCTCACAGCATCCAATTGTATGTTTCAAAAGTTATATAGGAATACATTCGTTTCAGAGATTTCGGTAAGTATGCCTACTATTTCGGATAGCCCCTGCGTCCAGTTTCTCTGTATCCTAACCGTGAATGTATTTTTATATAATTTTTGGTGGAATCCCATAACCTATCGCTTTAAAGGCGATTGCTCTAACCAACTTGAGCTACAGTTCCATAATTTTCTTGCCTTCTTTTTCTGACTTTGTCTTTCGTTTCATTGTTATTCTCCTAAAATATTTATACAGGATACGTTTTTACTGGTAAGATTAAAAGTCTCATGTAATAAAATTTGCTGAATGTATCCTAAAATTGGCGCTGTATTCTACCCAGAAGGTTCAGCTTTCCTTTACCCTTTACGAAATTCGACAGCTTTTAACTGAGAGATCGTCGCAACTGGAAATACAGCATAATTTAAAATACACTAACAAGGGAAGACGAATGGTTATGCCATCCTCCTGTCTCTCGCCCTCAAGTTCAATACCCTTCTGGCCAGTGATATTGAAGTGACTGATAGTGTATTTTAAAATAAATTGGTATCCCGACGGGGGGAACTAACCCGTGAAGTCACCTTGAAAGGGTGATGAGATAACCACTTCTCCATAGGAATATTATTTGGTGAACCCCCAGAGATTCGAACTCTGTGTCTACCGGTTATGAGCCGGTTGCTTATACCATTTAAGCTTGAGGTCCTAAATTGTGTAAAGTTGGTAGCGTTCCAACAGCTTTCTCAGATGTTATCGACTGGTGATCAATCCAGCCATCAACCTTCTTAACTAATTAGACTAATTTACTTTCCGCCCTCAAGAGCACTTGATATTAGTTTGCGGGTGATCATAACATATCTAACTTTGCTTCGAAAGTCCTGTATCTACCTTTTGCATCTGACTCTTTACGTAGCCAGCACTATTGCTAATTTGTGTAGTATAACAACTATTTTATAAGTTGTCAAATTTTTTTTTGGTCCTACGGCTAGGAATCGAACCTGGCCCTGGGGGTTATCTGCCCGAACCGCGTATAAGACGTCCTGCTCTACCAAGAGCCACCGTAAGTGATATTGTTTGTTTTCTAAAACACCATAGGCGGTGAGTTCCCAGCGATATGCACACATTGTCTTAATACTACACCATCGGATTTAAGACGGCGAGTCTCGCCGACGGGAAAGGAACTCTAGTTAGTTTTATATTTCAATGGTTGTCTGGTTATTCTTAAAAACTGTGTTGGATGCCATATATCAGTAATAAATTCAATTCTTCGTTGGATAGCCAACCTTATCATTGGGTCTGTAATTAGATATACTATATGCACACAATACAGTTGACGGCCCTGTATAGATGTGAGTTGTAATGTGGGTAATAATGGTTGCATATCGTAATCCGTTAATATACCCAGTTGGTTCAACTGATGTAAAAGTTTTTAACTATCTTTTGAATTTTTTATAAATAAAAGATAGTTATTATATATGTATTTTTCAGTGTTTTTTAAACAATGCCAATAATTCCTTTGCTTTAGTCCTATTGCTACCATTGGCAGAAATAAATCGTTGAACATCAAATTCATGTATTGTTGCTTCATTATAATTTTGCAATGTCCATTCAGTACTATGATTAGATATTACGACTGGGATATCTTGTTCAGCAAGGTGCAGTGATAAATCACGTAAATCTGTTTGATCTTTTATACTAAACCCACCAATGGAGTAACTTGTGAAATATGCGGTATTGGTCAATGGAACATATGGTGGGTCAGCATAAACAACATCACCAACTGTTGCATTAGACAATGATAATCTAAAATCTGCATGCATAAAGGTTGCTCTTTTAGATTTATTAAAAAATGCTGTCATTTCTTCTGCTGGAAAATACGGATTTTCATATTTTCCAAATGGGACATTAAACTCACCTTTATTATTGTATCTACATAGACCGTTAAAGCAATGTCTGTTAAGGTAAAGGAATAATGCCGATTTTAATCTTGTATCAGTTGTAGTATTAAATATTCTTCTGTTCGTTAAATATTCGCTTTTTGTATTATAAGAAGCTGTGAAGAATGTTTTACAATACTGTATGAAATATTCACCTTCTGTTTGTAGGTATTTATATAAGTGTATTATATCTGCATTTGTATCAGCTAATAGGTATTCATCATATGCAGTATTCATGAATACTGCACCAGAACCAACAAATGGTTCAATTAATCGTGATCCCGATGGTAGTACTTCATTAATTTTATCACTTAGCCGTGATTTACCACCAGCCCATTTTAAAAATGGTTTTTGCATAATACACCCTTAAATTTTTTAAAAAATTATAACATGAAAAACAGGAATGTCTACTTTTATCGCTGAATAATTTTTTGAACTCTAAAATATGGCTTTAACACATCCATAAAGGTTTTGAAGTCATATATACCATCAGATGGCCCATCACCTTGAAATGTTCTTGAATACCATGAATCTGGATATTCATTTATATAGTATGACCCATTTTTAGATTGCTTAATGTGAATTGCTATAAATTTTTTAAGATCATCTGGAATTTTAGTTCCGGTAAACCCACCTAGATGAATATTAATGACGGCTGGTTTGAATTTGTTTTCTATTATTTGTTGTACTTTCATTGGTCTACCACGGGGTCTATTATTACAGGAACATTACCACGCATCATGATATTATCATAATGAATGTCTGTATAGGATTCACCAAACATATATTTGATTGCTACCAGAATCTCGTATATCCCATGATACGAGTCAATCAATTGTGCTTGCATTGGAGTTATCTCAGTACTAGATGAATCGTTGTCTAACATACTTGAAAAAACATCAATTATATACTCTACTTTTTCATATTGATCCATTGATATTTTTTGTAATTTTTCCAATCGTACAATATAAGCATCATTGCCTAGTCGTATATAAGAACCTTTTATTCTCGGAATATGTGGGTTATGTTGATTTTTTTTAACATAGTTAAAATATTTTAAATATGACTTATCACCTTTAAATATCTTAAACACCCAAGGATAACTGGGGTGTTCATAGGCAGATCCATATGAACCAGAACCAAGATGTGTGAACCCATAATAATCCATTATGTTTTTCCATTCACGAAATGATACATCCTGATCTTTATTACCAGTAAATATTTCTTTTGCTTTAGTATAAAGATCATTATTTTTATATCCAGATAATTCATTAATTTTCATGATAATATTTATTCTTAAACGGGGAATACATTCCCCTGTTCCTCACTGTCGTTCGTCACATATTATCAATAGTAATATTATGTATATATTCAACTAGATTACAAGCATATTTTGCCCCGCAAGGGGGCAAATGATTTTTTCAACTGAGTTGACTTCACACTGGTATTACACTATTACAGAGGCGGTCAGCCGGTACCTCGAAGTGCTGTATTTTTTCTGACGGCGGGTGCATATATACATACCAGCGCATATATGTCCGTAGGGTTTTTCTCCCTTCTTTAGCCTTTTTTAATATTATTCAAACATTCGAAATCGGTTGTATGAAGGCATATCCGATCATCATCCACAACACGAGGTGTGGGTAGTCAAATGAGTCATTGCTTCAGCACAATTGTTTCCCTCTACGCGAAGCACATTCCGTATCTCGGGGCACTTATTCATCTTACCAGTGCAAGTATTATCTGAAGTGGGGTTGCCTATGTTGCCTATAATGGAGCCTAATATTGTGTATTATACTCCAATTATTTTTTTATGTCAAGAATATGTACTATAATCGAATGGTGCGCTAGACAGGACTTGAACCTGCTATATACTGTTTTAGAGGCAGTCACCCTTGCCATATGGGTTACTAGCGCAATTATTGGTGCAAATGAAGTGGGGATTTCTCCCCACTAGTTATTTGATAACAAGGCACTACCCCCGGAACTTGCTACTTACTAGGCAGCAATGGCATCAAAGATGCCATCTACAGTGTAGAATTCAAATTTTGTATTTGCTTTTGCATTTACTTTATTTAATTTTTACATCTTATCTGATGATTCTCCAGTATTCCTTCATCTCAACGTCGAATCCTTACATCCCCATCAAAAGTGTACTATCCCCAAACGTCATCTTTTTCAGATTTAAGTACACTTTTGATGGGGGGTGGAGATGTCGGCATAACGATAGCCGAGTCCGCCAAGACTATTACAATACCTTCAACGAATTCTCACAAACCCATATCATCCATTCAAATGGAGTCTACGTTTTTCTAAATTCATTTCAGCGATTTTATTATCTGATGGATATAGATAATAATTTTTTTACTCCATTATTGTACCAATGTCTTCCATATGCGCTGTTTAATTTATTTTTCTAAAATCTCTCCACTCAGCACACGTAATCCACCCTTTTGGTATATTTGATTTATTAAATCGTTTTCTATTGTTGCAGTATCACTTGTTGTATATTGTTCTTTAAACAAATCTTTTAATTCTTCACAGTTACATTATTTAAAAAAAGTCACTAGAGATTGCCGATTCTCGGATGATGAGGCGGTTTTTTGTCTAGTGACAGTAATCCATATATCTCTGTATTTTCTTACATATAAACTTACAACGATTCCTTTATACGAATGGTAATACACCGATCAATGCCAATGCATCACCGTCATTATCTTGAATTAAATTACATTCTAATTCAAATTGGTCAATACTATTGTCCGGTTCATCAATTAAGAATTGTTCAACTACAACATTGTCACAATACCAGTGATTTGTGGTGTCAGTTTCAAGTTGATTCCAACCAAAATCTTGAAAATTAAATAATGTGAATGTCTCTGTCTCTACGGATTCTGAATCCATCAATGCATCAAATGATAATTGATAATCAGCATCATCACCATTTGTATCATCATCAAATGATAATTGGCAATCATCCCAGTTGGTCCAATCTAACATTGTATCATCATCAAATGATAATTGGTAATCATCATCATCACCATTTGTATCATCATCAAATGATAATTGGCAATCATCCCAGTTGGTCCAATCTAACATTGTATCATCATCAAATGATAATTGGTAATCATCATCATCACCATTTGTATCATCATCAAATGATAATTGGTAATCATCATCATCACCATTTGTATCATCATCAAATGATAATTGATAATCATCATCACCATTTGTATCATCATCAAATGATAATTGGTAATCATCATCATCACCATTTGTATCATCATCAAATGATAATTGGTAATCATCCCAGTTGGTCCAATCTAAAATTGTAGTGTTATCTGAATGATCTAGATAGCTAGATAAATCTACATATTCTTCAGTAATATTATCTAATCCCATTTCAACTAGCGTATTTTGCCAAAAATTACAGCTATTAATTTCATCATCTGAATTAGAAACGCTAAAATCTTCATTTTCTTCATTTGTACTCATAATTATACCTATATTATATTTTAAAAAAGTCACTAGATGTGACGGTAATCTCTGTATTTACTTATTAATTTACATACTTCTTAATGCGAGATTTGACTCTTGTGTTTCCAGTGATTTTGTTATTTCTACCCATTTGTTTTATCTCAATGTTGATCAAGAATGAATATATTATACATCAAATAACACTGGTGTTAATAAATATTTATGTAATGTTGGTAAGCTTGACAACAATTTTGTAACTGACACTGACAAAATGTGATAAATACTTTAAAGAGTAGGTATTTATAATGGAAGGTATAGCTAGTTCTGATTTTTTCATGCTTGTTGAAAAATGTGGTTTTCCAATTACGCTTGCGTTAGTGTGTGGCTGGTTTATTCAACAGGCAATAACATTAGTTCTTAATTCAGTGGTTAAATCAATTAAGAAACTAACTGGATTAATGAAGTCAATGGATGGACGGGTACGACAAATGAATGTTGATGTGCTTGAACTTGACAAACTTGTATCTGATTCACTTGGGGTGGCCCCGCTTCCGCAAAAGATACATCATGAAGTCCAGCAAGTAATGAATGCCGTCACATGAACAAAGAATTGATATCAGTATTTACCGACACAATTTTTCCTATCATTGCGTGTGGTGCACTTGGTAGTTTTATTTTTACCGCGTTGAAGTTTGTATTAAACGATGTGATTGTTGCGGTAAGAACATTGGCTAGTATAGTGGTAGCCCTGGAAAATAGAGTTAAAACCGCGTCAAATGAATTGATAAAAATAGATGTAACCATATCATCGGTACTTGGTTTAAGACCTGATTTGGATAGGATAGCCAGGTCTGATGGAAAACATGATTCGAGGCGCGATTGACTTTTTAACAGGAAACAGAAATGAATATGTCAGAAATAGCCGAACTTATTAACGACTATGGGTTTCCTATGGTGTCATCTTTTTATATGCTCAAAATGGTTCATTATGTATGGACGTTTGTGATAAACGAGATTAATCCTGTGTTGGGAGAAGCAAGTAAAGAATTGGTTACGCTCATTGACAGAATTCGTTGTTGTGATAATGATTTGTTACGATTAACCGCAAAATTGAATACTGTTTTACAGATAAGAGAAGTTGACAATACCAAAAATAATAATTTTAAAAAGGAATAACCATGTGTATCAAGAATTTATCATTTCAAGAGCAAAGTTTATTATTTGCTAAACTTAGTAATATATCATATCAGTCACCGACTACTGCAGGCCCATTATTTAAAGAATTGGGGTTTAACTCAGAATTTTATAGTGTCAATGGAAGTGACGCGTATTGTCTATTTAATGATGATGACGTTGTTGTGGTATGTAGAGGCACCCAACCAACTCAATTTTCTGATATAATTGCAGATTTAAGAGTTATGTTAGTCACCAGTAGTTCCGGATTCGGTAAAGTTCATAAAGGATTCAAGCAAAGTGTTGATAACATTTGGGGTGATATTTCTAACAAGTTAAAACAATATGGGAAGCATAAGGACATATATTTAACTGGTCATAGTTTAGGTGCAGCAATGGCAACATTAATTGCAACCCGGTGTAAACGGTTATATGACATGCCAAATCCAGTGGCATTATTTACGTATGGTAGCCCACGGGTTGGTAATGGTGCTTATGTTGGGTTAATGTACGGAATTGAGTTAACTCACCATAGATGGGTTAATAATGCTGATATCGTAACACGTAACCCAATTGGTCGATATAAACATCATGGTGAATTACATTATATGAATCATTATGGGCAAGTCAGACAGATGACATCATGGCAAATTGTTAAAGATAGAGTTAGGGGATTTTTTACCGGAATTAAAAAAGGAAATATTAATTTTTTTGTTAACCACTCTATCGACAGGTATCAGGAAAATTTGACAAATTGGGTGAAAAATAGTGATTATTAAGAATATGGTGATTGTATGAGAATACGAGAATGTTTGTGTGAACGAATATCGGTATCCCAAAAAACCCCAGAAGTAAATTCTATAATTTTAGATGCAATTACCCCGATTTTTAATAAAAAAGATACCTTACCAAAACCTATGGTGGTTGAATTTTTAGCAAAATATAATAATTTATTTACTTCTGCTATTAAAACCGGGTTGACCGCATTTGTTAAAACTACTTATAATAATGACATTAATATTAGATTTGTGAATTTAAAACAAGGTACTGGGTCATATTTGGAAGAAAATAACACCATTAATATGACAACGAAATTGATAGCAAATCTAATAACGATAAAAATCAATCAACTTAGCGGTGATACTGATTTTGAAAATGCGTTAACCGCTATTGTTAACAAAATGGCTATGATTTTTCTACATGAGTTAACACATGCACTTCAGGTGCAGCAAGGTCAGCGGTATGAATATAAACATGGGTATATAGAACGGGAGAAAGTGAAATTTTTTACTGCATTGGTTCAGGACAAGTTTGCTACCACCGATGAAGAAATTAAAGCTCGTGAAATTTACAAATCCCAACCTGATGAAATTGCCGCATATGGTCAACAAGCCGCTGTAGAACTTATCAATAAAATATATAAACTCCCAACCGATGAACAATTGCAAGGAATTAATATATTTTTAAAGAATATTGCATCCCGTTCTACGCATGATTACAGTAAGATGCGTGGGCGAACAGAACCAGGATATGAAAAATCGTATAGAAGATTTTTAAAATCGGTATATCAAGAATTGGATTCGTACAAAGACAAACTTCAAGAACTTGCCTAGGACCGTACGTTGTTACGTGGCAACAGGTGCCTACTACCTTTGGGCCACTGATTCGCTACCAGTGGTTCAAAAAGTGTAGCGTTATTTGTGAAATAGCCGATATTTTGTATCAACTACACAATCCCAAATATTACTGAAAACTATTTGTATAAAACATATAAATGTCACTGCAAAAATTATTATCATTAAACAAGCTGACATTATCATATAACCGGTCGTTGACATATTTCTTTTTTCATGGGTTCCTTATTTTGATGTAGCTCGATAAATTCCATCCCAATCAGATGGTAATGATAATTCTTTCATAATATTGATTCTGTCCAGCCATAATTCATAGTAATGGTCTAATTCACCACCAAAACAACCAAATAAACTACGCGTCATTATTTCGGCAGTGTCAAAATCTTGCGCACGGTATGCTTCAATCATATAAGCATGTCGTTCTGCATCCGGTTGGTTAAAGTTGTCATTATTGAACAATGGTGTATAGATATGTAATCCAATAGATTTTCCTTTAAGAGCAATGCAATCTAGTTCAAAGCAATGAAAATCATTTTTTACATCATTAAATGTATCTGGACCAATTAATAATAATACACCATAACTTTTTGTTTGCCCTTCTAATCGACTAGCTACTGATACTGGGTCACCTAATACATCATACCCCATTTTGCCAGAACTGCCAATATTACCTACTAGAATTTTACCAGTATTTACACCAGCCCCCATGCCAACTGGTGGTTTTCCAATTGAATGCAAATGCTTATTAAAATCATCAACTGCTTGAATCATTTCAATCGCAGTTTTTACCGCGTGGTATGCGTGTCGTGAATCATCTAATGGTGCACCATGAATATGTAAAGACGCATCACCAATGAATTTAATTAAACATCCATCATTTGCAAATACCGGGACACTGATTGTAGTCATGTATTCATTCATAATAGAAGTAAACCCTTCTACATCAGACCCATATTTTTCACCTAACCCCGTGAAGTTCCGCATATCTGTCATTACTGCTGACAGCATTTTTTCTTCGCCGCCCAATTTAATAAGATTAGGATTTTTTTGTAAACGTTCAACAATTACCGGACTTACATATGAACCGAATTGTTTTTTGATTTGCTGTTTTTGGAAGAATTCACTTAAAAATTTAACACCATATGCATGCAATGATGTTAACACAATACTACTAATAAAAAAAGTCACATCGATAAGGTATAGATACTGTGAAAATACATACCTGCTACCCAAAACTGCACCAACAGATACTATAACAATTGATAGTAACCCAATATAAATCCATCTTGTCAATGCAAGTAATAACATCCCCGCTAGTAACACACTTAGTATTTCCATACCATCTGCGTAATCAGGTCGTTGAATAACTACGTTATTCAACATAGTACCAATTACTGATGCTTGTGTTTCGTGTGGAAAAATTGCCCCTTTCGCTGTTGGTATAGGATTGCCTATTCCAGCAGCTGTTGGACCAACTATCACAATTGCCCCACCCAAATCATTTGGAATATTGGAAAGACTTATACTGGTCGCTGATTGACTCCAATCTATCCATATTCTACCTAAATTATCTGTTGTTATAGGACCAAATGCGGGTATACGCATTTTTTCAACACCTAATTCACTCAATTTTACTTGAAATGTCGTATCACCTGCCGCAACACGTAATGTTTCTAAACTAAGTGCTGGGTATAATTTGTCGTTGACTGTTACTATCAATGGTATCCGTCGATTAACACCATCTATTTCCGGTAATGTATTAACAGTACCGACCCCGGCTGCAATATCTTCTAATGATGGAATATTTGCAATAATTCCTGGGTATTGTATAACTCTATCTAAGTATTCTGGATTTAATACTGCTGAACCCGGTATTTTTGGGGTATTTTTGGAAATATCAGATGGTATATTTGGTAGAATAACTGGGTATGATGATAATACATCTTGTAATACGTTATCACCACCCTGCCTGTCTATTTCTGGCATTAATACATTAAATACTACTAATCCAGCATTATGTTGGTATAAATTTTGTATTATGTTTGCATATATATCACGTTTAAATGGCCATTGTCCATATTGGTTGATAGATTCTTCATCAATATTAACTGTAAATATGTTATTTTCTGTGGTAGGTTTGGATGTGATTAACGTATCAAAATACCGTAACCTAATGCTTTCGACAAACACAGGGTCTGATATTCGAACACTGATAACCAGCAATAATGTTAACAATGCCGTCCAAGGACTTACAATTATTTTTTTAATCATGTCATTGAATTTTACTAATAATAAATGATGTTATTTCATTTGCTATGTCAGTATTGCAATATTTGTCAAACCCAATAAACCCTGGATTTGAATTTGCTTCACAAACCCTAAACCCACGGGCATCAAATAGTAGATCTATTCCTGCAATAGTTAAACCTAAAACTTTTGCTGTTTTAAGAGCAATTTCTTCTATTTCTTTTGAAACTTTAAATTCTTCACCAGTTCCACCATGTGTTATATTAGCACGAAAGTCACCTTTAGGGGCAATTCTTTTCATTGCACCGATAACTTTGTCACCAACTACGAATACACGTAAATCCATTCCTGGTTTATCACTTAAATATTCTTGAGCAATTAATGTTTTTTCATTGTGTATTGCATCAACGAATTCGATTAAATTCAAAAACTCTTGTTCAGAATGGCACAAATATACGCCTTCTCCAAAACTACCAACATTTACTTTAAGGACGCACGGAAATCCAATAGTATCTTTTACTATATTATTTCTAACTGGCGTTTTAACAACCATCGTATGTGGAACAGCGATGTTCACTGCTGCCAATATTTCACTTGTTTGGAATTTATCTTGAACTAGATTTATACTATCACTTGTATTATAACACGGAATCTGTATCAATTCAAAAAAACGTATCACTGATAATTCTGCTCGAGTAATGCCAGCACCAAGTCTCACAAGTACTATTTTTGGGTTATCTATCCGTTCACCATCATAAAAAATACCATGATTTATCACAATATCAAATCTATTAAAATAACAAATTTTGACGGAAATATTTTTTTCAATAAAACTGTTTAAAAGTTTTGTAGTTTCATAATCTGAATCTTTTTGTTTAGTCAATATTAAGACTGTCATAATAACCTTATAGTTAAACGTGCTAGTAATGCACCATTTAACTAACGATTACTGATATAACAGGTGACTTCAAATCCCAATCTAATATCGTTGTACGTAGGTATCCCCCAAATCATAGTATTCTCCTATAAGTTGTCTAGCATTGTATTTATCTATTATTGACCTTGTTGAACTTGAATTGCGACACACCCACCTGATGTTGCACAATTGAAATTTATTGAATAAAATTGTGTAGAACTTCCGCGCTGAATCAAATTCAATGAAGAAGGCTGACCAGATAATGTTACACTAGCTTGGTGACTTCCAGATCCCTGTTGTGATACATCAACTGTTTTATTTCCACCCGATAATGTGATATCAGCATAATGATTCCCATTATCTTTTTGTAATAATGTAACTGAATTATTGTTATTAGCAATATCAACAAATGCACTTTTTATACCACCAGAACTTTGTTGTGTTAATGAAATATTATTATTGCTACCAACCAAGGAAAGTTCAGTATAATTCGTGGCAGATGTACTAGACGAAGATTGTGAAATAGTAGTTGAATTATAATCACCATTACTATAATATTTTGTGTAATTATTGGGTGTACCAGATTGGTCTATAATAATACTATTAGTGGATCCAATTTGTTCTACTGTGACTTTATCATCACCAGATGTTCTGGTGATGAATGTATTAACTTTTGATGTATTAGTGGTATTTGCTGTAAATGATGAACTACTTCCACCACAACATAAACTAGAAACAGCTGTATATGTTTGTCCAGGTGACAACGGTGCTGTTGTCCAACTAGATGCAGCAGTATTAAGTTGTGAAACTGATGGATTTAATGTTCCAGTCCAAGTTACCCCTGCAGAACTATTCATTCCTGTTGTTGGTGAAAATAATTGACCAGTGTTATTATCGTATCCAACAAAAAATAAGTAATTGGTGCCCATATTAATAATATGACCATTTCCCATAACTGCTTTTTGAACGCCACTACTATTATATTGTATTGCTTGCCAAGGGTTTGCTGTATTTCCTGTTGCAACGAATGCAACATAATCTCCAGTTGCCCAGCTAAGTCTACCAGATGTCCACGGTATTTTATATGCAGTTCCTGGTGCTTTACTATAAATTTGACATGTGGATGTATACATACAAGCACTTACGTTCCACTGACTATCAGCTATTTGTGATTGTCCAAATTTAATATCAGTAAATGAAGTAGCAAATACTGAAAATGACATTAGAAATAACACTATTAATTTAATCATTTTTTTAATACACCACTATTTTGTTTAATATTAACAATATTACCACCTGGATCACCTGAACCTATAATTGTTGATGCTGGAATATCATCTTGAATTACGGATATGCTAGTATTTGAATCAAATCCTTGTGTTTTAATTTCTGCATAATGCTTATCAGGTGAAAATCTAAATGCTATTCCTTTTCCTTTTAATTGCATTTCAGCATCTGGTTTATCCCATGAAACACAAACACTGGATATTGCATTACATCCAAGTAATCCAGCAAGCTCCATTAATCTTATGACACGAGCTTGGTCAATTTCATCTTGGGATTGCTTAACTTGTGCACTTAAACGTCTTCCAGCTTCAGCTTCTAATTCCTCCATTTCTTTATCTTTTGGAGATTTATTAGCTTCCTTTACTGCACGTTGCACTTCAATTGGTTTAGCAAGAATTAATGAATTATTAATTTTTGATTCAACCGTATTGACAATTGTTGGTGGACTAGGCATCGTTGTTTCACTTTGGACGTATGTTGCTTCAAATGCTTTATCTAACACAACTTTTCCAGCTGAATTTTCAACTTCTATTTTACCAACTTTGCATATATTTTCTTGTAATTCATATTGTTTTACGTCGGCTTCATCTTTGCAGCTAGGGATCAACATAACTAAGCTTTGACCAGCTTCGTCAACTGTCATAGTGAAATCTGTGCCACGAACAGCAATTGCAGCAGTTGGGGTTTTTATACCCACTTGTTGTGGATTTGCTTTTGCTATTTGACCTGATGCATATCTTACTGTTCCCATACCGACCTTTAATGCTAATTTACCAGCATCACTTTGTTTTGGATCAAATACAAAATCATCAATCAGTAGTCTACTATTTTCGTTAATTTTAACTTTTGTATCATCTTTAAATGTAATGTTACTAACACAACCACCTGTTATATAGATATCCATTGATTCAATAGAAGAACCTTTAATACCAGATAATTTTTGTTTATTTCGTTCTATATTACAATCAGAACCATTAACTTCTGACACAGAACCTATATCTGCATAGGAAGTTAAAGGTAATAAAAAAAGTAATATCCACAACATTTTATCTAGATACAGCTATATTTGAATTAACAATACTAGATGAATTTGTAGAACGCACAGTAATACTATTATGGTCACCTAATGTGCTAATATTAATAACTGAATCATTTGTTCCTTGTTGTTGTGTAACAATAGAGTTATAACCACCAGTTATTTCCTGTGTTAATTGATGACCTGTTCCACCATCATCTTGTTCATTTATCAATGAGTTATTACTTCCTGTAACCGTTGTATGAACATCACCTGATGTGCTAGTTAAACGAGTGGTAATTTGATTGCTATTACCTATCATTTCATTATAACTATTAATGCTTCCTTTTGTTAGTGTTTGAATCAAATAGTTTAAATCACCATTAATTATTTCAGTAATAATGTTATCACTTTTAGCACCATTCTGGCCAGAAGTTCCAATAGTTAATTTTGTTTTATTACTACTGCCAATAATTGTACTTGAATAGGTATTAGTTCCACCGTTGATATTGTACTGTGCCCAGTTGTTGTCACCAGTATGACTCAAAGTAACAATATTAGAACTTCCTGTTATAGTTGCATAATTTAGTGCACTAGCCGCTGTTGGGGTGAATGCAGATATAACATTATCATTTCCATATGTTAATGTTGTAGTAGTTACTCCACCTACATTGTTAGTTCCACCTATTTGGTCAATCGTGATAGTATTAGCATTGCCAACTTGTTCTATATATACGTTATTTTGTCCTGTATTAGTTGCTAATGCAACTTGGCTAACAAATAACGATGTTACTACTAAACTTATGGTTGTTCGTTTCATAATATTTACATTAGTTAAGTTGCCTTAACCACGCTCCTTTATTTTATATAAGGATTTGGTATATCTTTAAATGCCCAATGTCCTTTCTTTGCTCCATCTTTGATTGTATCAATAACAGCAGCTTGAATTGCTTTATTAGTTGCTCTATTAATACTTTCGTTTATACTACCACCTACTTCAGCTTCAATCGCTTTTGCATCAGATGCGATAAAACGTAATACACCTAATTTGTCCATGTAGCTTAATACGGTTTTAGTAACAATAACAGAAGTTAATATTTCACCAGATGTGATTGATATAATTCTTAAACTTACTGTTACTGTATCGCTTTGGTATTGTGTTTCTCCACCAATACCAAAAAATCTTACACCAGCACCACCCGTTGTTGTATTACTATCATAACCAACAATCGCACCTTCGGCCATCACACCAGCAAACGTCATTGCTGGTAATGGTTGTGCATCTTTACCTTGGAAAAATTCTCGTGCTTGTCTAATCATTTGTCGTTCTTTTATTAGATTCTCCAATGAAACACGCTCAACTGGAATGAACCATCTACCATCACCGACATCTTTTAATGATTTTATTAAATAGTTTTCAGCTCCTTGTGTCACTGCAGAACTAAGGCTTGCGATATTTGGTATTGATTTACGTTGACCAGTTTTGTCTTGAAACCCATACACTGCAATTGGAATAGGTCCACCAACTGGAGGTGCCAACCAGTTTTCTTCTTTTTGTAAAAATTTAGATTGTTCAACAACTGGATCATCAAACTGTTCACCGGTTATGAGTTTGTGAATTGAACTTCCTGTAGCGCATCCCTGTAAAAAGATAATTGTTGTTACTATTAATAATTTTTTCATAATGCGCCGTTAAAAGTAAAAAGCTCCAGCTGGAACTAACATACTAGTCGATTGGCCAGATGAATTATTAGTAATATCAATTTTAATCATTTGTTGGATAACGCCATTGACTACTTGATTAGTCATTTGCCAAGTGACATTATTACCACCCAAATCTGGTATTGCTCCACAAACTCCAGAACCAACTGTGCAAGATGAACCTTCTGAAAAAAGACTATCAGTTAATTGTTTTGCAAGTTGTGAATATATTCTAGATTCTACATTTGCTAAGAATTTAGCAGATGGGGTATTTGCCGCTTCTGATGCTGCTTTTGCAATTATCGCATCAGCAGCTGATTTATTTTTATCACTTGCTTGAGTTTCTAATTGCTGTAAAGTTAAAACGTGGTTGCTATACCCAATACCACTAAATGCTGGGCTATTGAAAGTGTGTTGTAATTCAGCAGCATACAATGATGTAGCTACAAATAACATTAAAATTCCTACAAATTTACTCATAAAATATGCTCCCTATGTAGTTTTATTTAATGGGGGATATTTATGAATTAACTCATACTTTAATTATTGATGGGAATAAACATTCGTTGATAAAAGTAGTGACATCATCATCGAACAACCCTAGCGATGTCATTACTTTTGGTGTATGTGGGTTAAGTTTTTGATTTGATGTATATAAGTTTTGTGACTCTGCTGTGTCGTCGGCTGTATCATTGGTATCACCGACATCCACTAAATAGTATTCTATACCATTAGTCGCTACATCGTAAATTTGTTGTAGTTCGAGATCGGTTTGTACATTACTTGCTGCAACCATGTTTTCACTGAAAATTCTTTTGCCCCATTCCGGTAATTCTCTCGTTTTTTTCCAGAGTAAATCATGCGTAATCTGTCCAAACCATTCCAATAATGGATGGTATGGGTCACCAGCTGGACTATAATCAACGAAGCAACCTGTTATTTTGTTTTTTCCAGCAACAACATCAAACCCGAATATAGGGGCTGGGTTGTGAATATGCGGAAAGATGCAGCAATGCATCATCCACACCCCTTTTGTTTCTCTGGCATCAACCACACATAAATGTGCACGTCTAAAAACTTCACTGGTCCATACTTTATTAATCCAGGCTGGTTGATTAAATTTATCTAGCCCTGGTTCTTGGATTTCGGTACCATAATTGTTTAACGCGGATTCAAAATAAACTTGAATTTTAGCTAAGGTATCCCACACATTACTCATATAATTCATTCATAATATCGATGGACCATTTAAATGCAATTCTTGCTTCATCACCTAATTCATCAGTTGCTAAACTTCTGATATTGGTTTTCAGCAAGTCCATATCAGTAAACTGATACATTTTACCACTGCCTGGCACTTTTTTGGCAATATATTGCCCACCAAATAAATCACCCATGTGACGAACATACAAATGCGCTTTAATCAATGGTCGACGGTCAACATCATTGATGAGATCAATCAGGTAATTATGATATTTGATTGTTGCTGGACACCACTTCCCGTTATATTGCGTATCTGATAATTCACCAAAATCTGCAAGAATAAGTGCAGACCTTTCCAATCCAGGTAAATTATCCAGCGCCCCTACCATTTTTGCACCAAATTCAATTGGGTAATATACCAGCAACAGTTGATATAAGTAGTTGGTATAGTGTGCAGGTGTGATGTTACCAGAAAGCAACAGTTTTGCAAACTGTGTTTTTTCTATTTCTGTATGTAAATCTTTGGTATATTCTTTTAAACTCATCTGTGTTCTCTAAAAGTTAATCATCTTGCGCAATTTTAATTTGTAATGGAAATCCATTTTCTCGTGCCAGTTTAGTAGCATCAACCGCTTTTACTTCAGCAATTTCAAAATCATAAATTCCAGCAATGCCTGACCCAGTTTCATGGACTTGTGTAGTTACGGCAGTTGCGCTTTGGACATCATGACGGAAAAGATCGATTAGTAGCGAAATCACAAACGCGTGTGGGGTATGATCATCATTTAAAATAATAACCTTCCATTTTTTAGGTTCAGTAACTTTGATACTTACTGATTCTTCAAATTTTACATCTGACATTATTATATTTTCCTGATATAATGGGGAAGTCTGACTTCCCCATATTAAAAACTATTTTATTTCAATTTGACGTGGTTTGAGTTCATCTGGTACGATGTATTCTACGCTAATCCTAAGAATTCCGTTGTTAACCTCGGCTTCTCGGACTTCCATAAATTCTGCCAATGGAAATTCAACAACGAAATTTCGTGCTGCCAACCCACGGTGCAAAAATTCAATGCCTTCTGAAATTGGGTTTGTACGTTCGCCGTTAATAGATAAGATATTTTGATCTACTGTGATCTTGATTTCTTCTTTACTAAATCCTGCGACTGCCAATTCAATACCATAATTTGTTTCATTATATTTGAGTATATTGTGTGGTGGGTAATTAGATTGTGTACTATTTAATTTACTACTGATGATTCTATCAAATCCAACTAACGCTCTACTAAGAGCTGCTGCATCTAACGAGGTAATTGTTCTTAATTGTTGTTTGTATTGTGTCATTTTAATTCTCCTTTCATAAGCAAGAAAAAGGTGGGGTCTCCCTTGAGCACCCCACACATATATTGTATTATTTTTATTCCGCTGGGTCAACTTCTGTAAAATCTGCGTCGATTGATTCTTCATCAGATTCACCTGCCGAGTCTTTCGTTGATTGTTCAGCTTCTTGTTTTTTAGCAAAAACTGGTGATGCTGCTTCAAACAATTTAGAAACAGATTCTTGGATTTTTTCAACGTCGTCCCCTTTTACTGCTTCTTCTAAGGTAGAAGTTGCTTCTTCAAATGCTGCACGTTCATCATCCGTCAGTTGATCTTTGACATCATTAAAATCTTTTTGCAGACTATGCCGTTGTGATTCTGCACCATTACGTGCTTCAATCAACTCTTTTTGTTTTTTATCTGATTCCGCATTGGTTTCCGCATCTTTAATCATTTGATTGATTTCATCTTCACTTAGCCCAGAATCAGATTTGATGGTAATATTATTTTTCTTACCAGTGCCTTTGTCTTGCGCTGAAATATGCATGATACCATTCGCATCGATATCAAAGGTAACTTCGATTTGTGGCATCCCACGTGGGGACGGCGCAATACCATCTAAGTTAAATTCACCCAATTGCTTATTATAATGATATAACTCACGTTCGCCTTGTCCGACTTTGATTGTTACTGCCGGTTGATTATCTTCTGCAGTTGAAAAGGTCTGACTAGCTTTAGTTGGGATAGTGGTATTTTTTTGAATCAACTTGGTAAATACCCCACCCATTGTTTCGATCCCTAAACTTAATGGGGTTACATCCAATAATAGTACATCAGTTTTGTCACCTGCGAGAACTGCGCCTTGAACGGCAGCCCCTGCTGCTACAGCTTCATCTGGATTCACATCTTTTCTTGGTACTTTACCAAATAATTTTTCAACCGCTTCTTGCATTTTAGGAATTCTAGTTGAACCGCCTATTAAAATGATATCATCGATATCAGAAATTGATAAGTTTGCATCATGCAATGCAATTTTGCAAGGTTCAATAGATCGATCAATTAAATCGTCAATCAAGGATTCAAATTTAGAACGAGATAATTTCACAGTTAAGTGTTTTGGACCAGTATTATCTGCTGAAATATATGGCAGATTGATGTCAGTTTGTAATGTATTAGATAGTTCTATTTTTGCTTTTTCGGCTGCATCTTTCAGTCTTTGTAGTGCGATAACATCATCTAGCAAATTAATACCAGTTTCTGTTTTGAATTCATTATTTAAAAATTCGATAATTCTATTATCAAAGTCAGTCCCACCTAAATGGCAATCACCATTGGTTGAAATAACTTCAAACTGATGTTCACCATCAATGTTTGATATTTCTATTACCGAAATATCATGAGTACCGGACCCAGTATCCCAAATAACAATTTTTCTATCGGTTGATGATTGTTTATCCAGACCAAACGCAAGGGACCCGGCAGTTGGCTCATTAATAATACGTTCTACATTCAATCCAGCTATTTTTCCAGCATCTTTAGTTGCCTGACGTTGTGCATCGTTGAAGTATGCAGGTACTGTAATTACGGCATCAGTAACTGCATGCCCTAAATATTCTTCTGCAGTAGATTTCATTTTTCGAAGGATTTCAGCAGAGACTTGCTGTGGTGAAATTTTATTACCATTAACTTCTATCCAAGCATCACCGTTTTCAGCTTCAATTATTTTATATGGAAGTGATTTGATACTATTTTGGACTTCTTTGTCATTAAATTTACGACCAATTAATCTTTTAATTTCGTAAATGGTGTGGGTTGGATTTGAAATTGCTTGTCGTTTTGCCGCAACTCCGACTAAAATTTCAGTATCAGTATAAGTCACTACACTTGGGGTAGTTCTAGACCCTTCTGAATTTTCGATGATTTTATATGTTCCATTTTCAAAAACTGAAACACAAGATACACCAGTTCCTAAATCAATGCCAATTATTTTTTTTTTCATGCTATTCTCCTATTAAGCGAGTTTATAATAATAATCCCATATGGCGATTATCTGTTATTATTTATCAAATAGTTTATCATTATTTTTATTTCTGTCAATCTGTTCTGCCATTTGTCTCTGTTATAGTTAGATTGTCCATGGCATTTTTTACATAATGGTATAAGGTTTGAAAATGCGTTGTTTGATTTGATATAATCTATGTGATGTATATCCAACTCATTTGTACTGAAATATACCAAGTATTATTCAATGTGTCAATCTTTTTTATTTTTTCTTGGTTTTTTCACGGTTGTGGTATCTTTAGTTTTTCTTGGTTTTTTCACGGTTGTGGTATCTTTAGTTTTTCTTGGTTTTTTCACGGTTGTGGTATCTTTAGTTTTTCTTGGTTTTTTCACTTTTACTGGTGGGTTTAAGTGGGCCAATAAATCAACTTTAGGCTCAATATCCCCATTAAACGCGTAATGATAAGTTAATGCATCAGTACAGACTATGTTGTTTTCTACAATATGTCTATATTGTTCCTGTCCACATAATAATCTATTTCTACATAAAGCAACATTATCTTGCATGATATCTACTCCATAAATAGTAGATAATGCTTGTTCAAACGGGATGCCATTTGATACTTTTCTGATAAGTATTTCTGATAAAAATTGTCCATCACCACACGAATTATCAAGAAAGTTTGATGATTCACCAGTAAATACTTCTGGTGGTAATAAGTCAAGCATATCATTGACTAATTTTAATGGTGTGAACACTTCTGCTGTTTTGGTAATACGTTTTTGGTCACGTTCAACACCAGACATAAATTCATGATTTCTACAATGGTTTATAATATGGTCTAGCATTATTTCACCATCCGAGTAATAAAATTTATTTCATCTTCTGAAATATCATATTTTTCAAATAATTCTTCATCAGTCCACGCTTTAGTAAAATCTTGAACTGGTATTAAACTATATTCTTTTTGTGAAGTATGCTGTGTATACTTTTTTAAGGTAAGCAGAAAGTGGAAGAATTTAGTGTTGATATATGACATATAATTACGACATTCTTTTTCTGTGTTAAATTCGGCCAATGGTATATAAGTTTTCGAAAAACACGTATTTGGACCGGCATAAATTGGATTTATTTTATCACCCACACCGGTACCGTTACCAACCGCTTCTGTCACAATCACTTTATGTGAATACACAAAATAGATATTTTTTGTAATAGTTGACCGATCTACTGTACTCACTACTTTTTGTCCATAAAAAGTTACTGGGTCAGCTGTTGGGGTGGTATCACCTAAAAAGTCTGTTTCAAATGGAAACATATTACGAACAGGCATATTGCTAACAATAGATGGTTCATTATGCGATTGTACTTTATTTAAAATATCAATTGCTTCATTATAACGAATAACAGTGGCCATATTTGGTAAAAATAATGGTCTATATGTTTCAGACGACGTCCCATCTATATAATGTTCGATGACTTTGCAATCACCGTTGAAATTAAGATCCCATCTAAAATAGCACACTCCACCCTTTATCACGACCGTTGGAAAAAAATGACAAGAATTGTGGAAATCATGTAATACTTTAAAACTGTTGGCCTGGGCCATTCTTTTTCTAAAATTGTTTAATCTTGCACCTTTGCCACCGGTCATCCATCTTGACGGGATGACCGACACAATATGCGATGGTTTAAGTTCAATTGCGATATCAACAAAATCTTGGTAGATAGCTGTTGCGCTACTACCATGCCCGTTATCGTTTTTTTGATATGGGGGGTTTTGTATAATTACATCAAATTTTGGTATATTATTTGTATTGATCATGTTTATTACATCCTTGTAATCTATTACGGTAAACCCTTGTATTGTTAAGGAATCTTTGAACAAGTCAAAAACTTCTGCACATACTATACTGGCGTTTGGGTATTTTTTTTGTACTTGAATTGGTAAACACCCATTCAATGCATTGAAAATCAAAATTGATTTTGGTGGTTCAATGTCGTCTAATTCATCAAGTAATCTATTTGACAGATCGGCATTGATAAACACCAACCCTTTATTTGCTTTCATTTCGTTGTTGATAAAAATTTTGTCTAATACTTTATCGATGTCTAATAATTCAAACGCCAATTTTTTATCAAGCATATTTTTATTTAACATAGTACGAAATTTTTCATTATTATCTGCAGTTGTTGTGACAGCATCTAAAAGGTCTTTACCAAAAAAATTAATCAAACTATCTGAATTTAAAACAACATTATAATCATATGATTTTAGCATGTATGCTACCCAGGTTGCTTCTACAAAAATAGCTTGAATACTATCCATTATTTTAGCTTCTAAGCTATCTTTATTATATTTTGGTTTATTCGTTGGGGTTTCTTTGTTTTTAGCACCATTGTCATTACTTAGATCAACTGATGTATTGGTAACTGGTTTGTGGGTTATTAAATTTAAATCCGCCCATTCTGATTTAACAAATGAGTCAACTACATTTTCTAATTGACCAGATGGTAATTTGTTATTATTAATTTGATTTTCACACCAAATACGCGCATTTTCCAAAATATCAATTGGGTCATGTGTTGATTTTGCATTTTCCAAATCATATGAGGATAGGCTGACTGATTCTAGTAATTCTAATCCTGATCCACGGCCAAGTGTTTCATTATATAACGCGATTTTTCCAAGTGTGGTTTTGATAGAATATCCAGGTGCCAATGAATAAACTTTGACTACATCTTTGTTAGGGTACAACCGAATAGTTCTGCCTAGTAGCTGTTCAAATGCTGAGACACTCTCCATTTTATCAAACATTACAATGTGACCTAATGCTGGGATATCTGTACCAGTTGTAAATTTTCTACAAGTTAAAATAATAATTCTTTTATGTGTTTGTAGTAATGAATCAACTACATGACTTATGCTTTTGAAGGATGCATTTTTTGCCATTCCTTCTAAATCATAACTTGATATAAAAAACGTATGTGATTGTGAATTATTTAAAACATATGCAAGGGTTGGAATATATTCAGAGGATGAAACGTTTTCACTCCCCATCGGTAATAACCATAATCCACAATTTTTTGATACATCACTTAAATCAACATCATTAACAATACTTAGTGGATTTTTTTTCTTACTAAGTGAATTGTAATACATTAAATCACAAATTTTTAATAGTTCTGATTTGTAAACAAAATTATTGTTTTTCAATGCAAACAATTTGATGGGTGAAAATCCTTCTTCTTCGGAAAACATATCTGCAACATTGCTTACTACATTTGAAAATGGCGTATCAAATGATTCTAAAACCAGCTTAGGTAAATCAGATATATCGCGGTTTATCATACCCCATGCTAATGTTCTAGACACGATTTGTGATGGGTCATATTTGTCTAGAACATCATACGGTGTTGCAGTCAAATCTAATGTATATGTTGCTGATATATTTGAAAGTTTTTTATTAGTGTATACACCTTCATATTGGAAATGACGTTCATCACATACCCACAAATCTAAATTATTGGTCAAGTTTGCATATTTGACACGAATACTATCTTGATCAGATATCTCATCTTGATATCTTAAATCTTGTACACTAAGTCCAATAAGTATAATTTCGCCATTCTTTTTTCTTTTTTGTAATGTTTTTATTGATGTTTTGGCATAATCTGCTTCATTAAGAAATGTAATAGACGTATTTCTGTTATCACCAAAATGGTATGTGCCTACATTATTGATGAGTGATTGAAGTGTATCAACGATTGGGGTAGTAAATAATGCAATACCGCCATTTGGTAATACTTTCGAAATGATTTGTAATGCGGTTATGGTTTTACCAAAACTTGCATATGCGGCTAGCAATGCTACTTTTTTATTAAGTAAAATATCAACTACTTCATTAACCACTGGTTCTTGAATTTCTCTAAGAACGACTGGTTTAATAGTGTTGAATGAATGTTTTACATTAAAAAATTGTTTAATAACATCAATTAGGATATCCATATGGATATGGTCAGTATACCCTAATAAAAGTTCTCTGTTACCCTGTTCTTGGTGTCCAGGAAACAACCCATCAAATGGAATAAGCCCTTTTAAATAAAGGTCATGGATAAATTTTCTGACGTTATCATCTACTTTTACTTTTACATTTGTGGATGTTTTATCATACACCACGATAAGAGATGCGTGAAGATCTTCGAATAATGAAGATTGTTGTGACAGGTATCTGTCTTCGTATGCATTTATTGGGGTTAGTCCTGATAAGTCTTTATCATTTCTTTCACCAAGTTTTCTTTCTCCGTTTGCGGTACCATTAACGTATAAAATACCATGATTTTTTGTTAAGGTTCCTTTATGGTGGTCATTTGTCAACCACAAAACGATAGCTTTTGAACCATCTATTTTTACTGCCATGTGCCTATTCCTTGTGCCTAAGTTTTAAATTTCCATATAAATTGGAATTCATTTCCAATTACGCGTGTATTATATAAAATAATACACACTTTGTCAAGTAAAAATGGGAATAATTATTCCCATTCTGTTACCGTTTTTTTGGTAATGCTTCTTTTTGAAGTTTTTTCTTTAGCCTGGCCTTTGCAGCTCCGTTGGCCCGTTTGCGTTCAGTAGTTGGTTTTTCATAATATTCCTTGGTCCGTAGGTCATCTAATTTACCACTTTCTTCTACTTTCTTTTTAAATTTTCGTAGTGCTTGGTTTATATTATCGCTATCTTTAATATAAATACCAGTTCTAGTCTTCTGATTCATCATCATCTTCATCGTCCTCTGTATTTTCTAGTTGTTCAATGATCCAATCTAGGTTGAAAATTCTATTTTTGGATATTAAATTATATGGGGTTAATTCATCATTTGTTATATAATGAACATTTGGTTGGCTTAACAAGAATGAAATAAAATTTTTGACAATATTATTACAATTGTCTATATCAATTATTACTACATCTACTACATGCGCTACACTAAGTAACCAATCAATGTCCGATTCATCATTTTCAAAAATAAATACGTTTAAGTCATCGACACTTTTACTTAATATTGATTGAAATTGGTGTTTTACATGCAACGTTGGGCTGATTAATAGATAACTTATATTTAAATTAAATAGTTTATCTGGTGGCGTTATTACGGTGATTCTACCTAGATTCATGTATCCTTCTTATTGGTGGTAACTCTGTGTATCGACCCATTGACTTCCGTTATAGGTAAACTCTTTGGGTGGGTTAAAATCAGTACGTATGAACGAATACCCTTGCACGGGGTTATCTGGAAATTCAGTACCTGTATTATTTATCCCTGTGACTAGTGAATTATCAACATTTTGTTTAATTTCTTCTAGAGGAACTGGCTTATTGTGACCTGGTTGGATTAAATTGACTATTTGACGTTTATTAATTTCGTCAAAGCTATGTTGACAAGCCAACAATAATATTACCGCCAACGGATCAAATACTGAAACAAGTAATATAATCAGCCAGCGTACTGCCCTGTCTAACATAGTTGAATCTACTGCATCACCATATATTAATGCAGCAATATATTTTAGAGGACCAACTTCTGCTTCTATTTTTCTTAGATCAGTTGCAATTGGGGCACGTTCTTCACGTAATTTTGCTATTTCACGCTGTGCTTGTGTAATTTCTTGTTGTAATTGTGCTCGTTCTTTTGCTTGTGTTTTTCTAATCCGAACAGCCCGTGATGCACCTTGTTCGGATGTTGTTCTAGCCATAATTTGATCTACCGATGAATCCATTTGTAGTACTGCTTTTCTAGCAGTGTCAATGTTATCTTTATACGTTTTTATTTTTTCATCGATAATAGATACTTTGTCAACAATATCACCAGCGGGAACGGCTTGGTCAGAGTGAGCTTTTGATAAAAACCCATATACCCCAATTGATGTTATTAACATTAACCCGATAATAGCCGGTATAAGATATGCCTTTAGATACCAGGATGCGGTATCCCAATATTTATGCAACCAAATTGTAGAAGTAATTTTCCCTACCTCTAATACACTGCCCATAATAACTATTGGCCAAAAAGATGCAGAAAATATTACAGTTAACCCCAACACTGAATAAAATGCACTAACCATAGAAATTAATATTGCTACTATCAGTGTAAACGATACAAACATCATACTATTTCCCTCACACTTGCCCAGCGCTAATCACTGATAAAACTGTGTTGAAATGATTGTCAATGACAGTATGTGAATGAACCATGATAGATATTTATTCGTTAATTAACAATATTTAATGATACCTTTTCGGTACCTTTTATACCAATTTCAATGGCAGCGGCTTTTGATAAATCAATAATACGACCTTTTATGAAAGGACCCCTATCATTGATAACAACTACGACGGATTTATTATTTTTAAGATTGGTAACTTTAACTTTAGTTCCAAAAGCAATATAGCGATGTGCAGCAGTTAATTTTTTGGGATTGAAATACGCCCCACTTGCGGTACGCGGTCCAGATTCATACCCATACCAACTTGCAATACCAACTACATTATATTTCTTTATTGGGTTTTTATTAACCGCAAAATGTTTAATAGGTTTTTTATTTGCTTTTTTAACAATCGTATTCCGTTTGTTATGAATGATGCCAATTTTTTTGTCGTGTTTTGGTATTGCTTTTTTTGATACCACTTGATGACCATTGGTATGTTCTTTCGCATAAGTAAGCGAAGACATTAAGCTAACTGCAATAGCTAGTATTATAAGTGAATTTTTCATTTTTTTCTCCTTTCACTTGGTGTATCCTGTACTAGCGATACATTACATTAAGGGAGATAACTGCCAAAGATTTGACCCTTATGTCACTGGCGTTTTCTCCATCAGCAATAACCACCCTACAGGTTATTGCTTAGGCGAGTATGGCTTCCCGACTTTCGGGTTTCTTCATTGGCCAAGACTCGCGGGATCATTTTAGCCTTCAAAAATGACCCAACTACTCTTAGTTTCTTACGAAACGTATTGTATATATCATTGCATAACGCAAGATAGTGTAAAACTGATATATTATTAATATTTACACGTTTGAGTATGAAAATTATACTACTATATAATTAATTTGTCAACCCCAAGCCAGTGTTACTTTGTCTATAATTGAAATAGCAGTGTTGTTGAACTGTGGTGAACAATAATTCAACAAGTTAATAAGATGTGGCATTTCTGAACTAGGAAGTTCAACTAGTTGTCTAGAAACCCAATTGCGTGATACTTTCAAATAGCTGGGCATCTGGTCGACCAATTCTACATCAAGCTCAAACGGGGAATTGATAAGAAGCTTCATTAATTTTTCCAAATCTATGATAAAGTATTTACCTTCATCATAGATTCGATTAACTTCCTATATTTTAACAGAATAACATATTAACCAGCATTTACATCACCACTACCGGTTGCAGCATGGCCACATGATGCTGTATCGCCAGCTCTACAAATTGCAATATTATTTGCAAATACGGATGCACTATGCCCAGACATGGTTGGATTTTTATGTGGTGATTTGCCATGCCCCTTTACCGCAGCACCTTTTACCGCAATTGGTTTGTTATTTACAAAAACGGTTGGAGCCAAATTTCCAGTAATAGTATCACCTGCTTTATCTTGATTTACTCGCGAAACCCCAGGCATTATGTGATAATTCCTGTCGTTGCTGATGTATATGATCTAGCAAATTCTTTTTCCGCTGGTTCGGCTACAATAATTGTAGTTCTATAAATCTTGACATCTTTGTCAGGATCTATTGTAAATACAAAAGGTACCATACCAATCCCACCTTCTTTTGTACTAGTCAATGCTCTTGGTTTAGAAACTTTTAAATAAGTGGAACCTTCTTCAAGTAATATTGCTAAAAGTTCTTCCCCAGATGTCAATTTAATGGTTATTACTTCACCAACTGATAATCCTTTATCTATAATCATATTGCCTCTTGTAAATATTGTCTTAATTCTGTAAATCCACCAATGTGATTACCATCAATAAAAATTTGTGGTACAGCACGTGCAGTTGGTGCAACTTCTAATAATTGTTCTTTGGTCCAATTTCCACTTGCAAGATTGCGTTCTTCATACTCGTATCCATTCAGTTTTAATAGGTTTTTGGCTTGTTCACAAAATGAACAATTTGTGTTACTCCAAACAATCGCTAATTTTGGTAGTGATGGGTCTGATGCTTCTACTGCATAATCAATTGGTGTTTCGTTCATTATGCTGCCTCGATTTCAACGATTATATTTGTGCCAATCATTTCTTGAACAATTGCTTGTAAATTTGCATTAAAATCCGAATCAGCAATTGTTTCTAGGTCAGCAGTTTTATCGCTGACTAATTTACTTAATTTTATTACATATATTTCTTCTTTAATTTTTGCCATTTGCTTATCCTTAATTAAATTTTAATTTGTGTTTAATTTTATCAATAAATGATACTTTAGTAATGTTGTACTGGTCCACTGTATCCATAAATTTTTTAATTTCTTTCAAAACTTGACGGTCTTGGCGGTCTTGATAGCTTGTATGTTTGGGCATTTCACCTAACTCTTGTTTTTTAGTGCTAAAAATACTACATACCGGGGCATTGATATTATCCATGATGTATTTACGAATTTTAACTGCCACTGGTTTCGTTATATATGATTTATCAAATAACTCTGCAACTTTATACAATCCTTGTACTGTTTTGAAATCGTATTTCTCATATACTGCTTTTGCGTGGGTATTAATGATTTTCATTTCATTGATAAGTTCAATTGACGGATCATTTAATTCTAGTATTTTCAACTTACTTTTCGCTTTGGTAAGTTCTTGTTCAACCATTTCTGTAGATCTGTTGGCCGACACATCGATATTGATTAATATTTCTTCTAATTTATTAATTTTTTGTTTTTCTTTGTCTATTAAAGAACTCATAATTTCGCCTTAAATATTTGGTAATTCATCATAATTCAAATCACCCGACATTACCCCTATCACATAATTTACACTTTCGGTTTCTTGTAACGCTGCTTGTTTTTTACTTGGGTCACTATGCCGGGAAAACCACGGGATAGGGGTAGTTTTGGGTGCAGCATGCTGATATTTAATTCCAATTTCTTTTAATGCCAATACTGCAGTATAATCAACAAAGTCTTTTAAAATATTAGCATTAAGTCCAATTACAGGACCTTTTTTAAACAAGTAATCAGCCCATTCTTTTTCTTCTCTAATTACATCCATATACATAGAATATACTTCGGTTTCACATTCTTCTTTTATATCAATAAATCTACTATCTTCTTTTACGACTTGATTAATAATCCAAGAAGTCCAATCTCTATGTAATAATTCATCTTGTAAAATAAGTGCAATAATACTGCCGTTGCCAATGAACAATTTGTTTTCGACCATAGCCAAGCTAGTAGCAAATGATACCATAAACCGGAATGCTTCTAATGCATAACTGGCGTGTAATGCTAGCCAAATTGCTGTAAGGTGATCATGTTCTGATACTTCAATGCCTAATTCTTTTTTACAATTTATAATATGCAATTTGTTATAGTATTTACCAATACTAGCTGCCATGTCAACAATTTCTTGTGTATCATGAATGGTATTGAATATTTCTTTTGGTACATTATAGATATTGCGAATAATATGACTATAGCTACGACTATGAATATTTGTTTCAAAAAAACTCCAAACTGCAGCAAGTGCTTCTAATTCTGGAATGCCACATACTGGACTAAAAATTTGAACAGGTGCTCTACCTTGTAAACTATCCAATGCTGTTTGTCTTAACAAATTACTGGTGAAAATATGTTTAACTGCTTCACTGGCTTCTTTAAAATCAACTTTATCCTTGGATAGATTAATTTCTTCTGGAACCCAAAAGAAACCACGTTGTGTTTGTTCAAAGTTGGCTAATTTATTATATTTCACCTCCTCAAACCTCTGTATGACAACCGGCCCAGCTGGATCTAAAAACATTTTTCGATTTAAATAATCAGAATGTTTACTTAAATCATATTGTTGTGTACTCATATTAATCCTTTAAATTTAATCCGCTTAATTCTCTATATTGTCTTGTATTGAAGTAACTACAAGTTTCTGCTAACATTTCGCCACTTTCTGACAAAATATATTGATATCTTTCAAAATTTGTGTCATCGTTTGCAAAGTAGTTATCCATTTCTTTCTGTGATTTGAATGTTTTAAAACTTGCACCAGGATTTTCTCTATCATATACCGAAACATTATGACCATATGAAATAGTCTTCTCCATAAGTTATATCCCTCATCACTGAGTTGTGTATCACTTAAAAATCTAACTGAACTATTATTATCTTTTAAAATATTATTATATAATTCAAATGCATATGGACTTTTACCCGACCACTTTGGATTTTTATCTGTAATTGAAACTACTAATCCTATTATTTATTACATTATAATTTACATGCAATACATTCATCTTCATCATCGTCATTGATATCAACACCTCTTGGTAAGTCAACAACATCATCTACTTTACTACCTTGTTTGCTTACGAGCGAATAGTACAGAGTTTTTAGCCCAAAATAGTGAGCTAACATTAAGTTTTTAGCAATCAATGTTGTTGGCACTTTTCTATCTGGGAAATGTGCAGGATTGTAAAAAGTATTGGTACTGATTGATTGGTCGGTAAAAGCAGCTAAAACAGCAGCTGTTTTTAAATATCCGATACAATCAGTTTGTTCCCATAATAATTGATATTTGGTTTTCAATTTGTGGTATTCTGGAACTACTTGTGTTAATGACCCAGATTTAGATTCTTTAGTTTGGATTAATTGCATTGGCATTTCAATTCCATTAGTTGAATTTATTACAACGCTAGAACTCTCAACTGGTGCAATAGCCATTTGTGTGGCATTGCGAACACCACTTACTTTTATTCTGTCACGTAATGGTTCCCAAGGTAATTCGGGGGTGAAATCTGTTAATTCATTAACACCGGCTGCACGTAATTCCCAAGGGAATATACCCTGTCCATATCTGGTTTTATCACTATGTAAACACGGACCACGTTCTTCGGCTAATTCAACACTGGATTCAGTTAAGTAGTATGCTTGATGTTCCATCCAACTTTTAACTTCGGCCAACATATCAGGTTCACCATATTTAAACCCACGTTTAGCTGCCCAATATGCTAAATTAGTAATACCAATTCCGATTGGTCTAATTTCATCATTACTTAATTTACTTTGTATTGATAAGAAGTCCTGGTAATCAAGAATATTATTTAAACTTCTATGTAGAATTCTACAAGCTCTACGCATATCTTCTGGGTTTCTAAACGAACCCCAATTCAGACTGCCAAGGGTACAGAGTGATATTCTGCCACTTTCATCATCCAATCGTTTAAATGGTTTAGTAGGAAGTAAAATTTCACAATTGTGAACCAACATATCATTTGCAAAAAAACACTCGGTTTCTGGAACAGTTATATCATATACTTTTGTTGCTTCAACTATTATTTTTCTAATTTTAATCATTATTTTTTATTCTTCCTTGAACAAACTCATGGTTTTGTTCATAATATGTTCCTTGATTTTTTATTCTGGTTTCTAATTTCGCATTATCTATCAGTATTTTATAAAGTTCTTTATACATGTTTTACCTCTACATGTATTTGTGTTGGTAATCAATTTTCTATACATAACACGTCGGTTTCAATTAGTTCATCTGCTCTAACATAACCTCGATTTTTTGTATAAATTAAATGATCACCTGTACATCTAATAATTTTTCCAGATATGTCTTCTATTTCATATAATTCTGTAACAGTTTTTGTTTCTATTGCTGCAGAAATATGTTCCCAAGAAATTTCACCATTCTTAAAACTTTTAATTTTTGAAGTAGATAATCCACCTAAATTAAATCGTTCAACTGCATCCGAAACAGACATCTGTTCTTCCCCTCCATTTTCATGTTGGAAAGTTACTTTTGTATCACCTGCTATACAGCATAAATTAGATTGATAAATGGTATGATATTCTGGATCAAATGGTCCTTGGTTCATTACGTTATCAATAAACACTAGGTAAATTCTACCGGTATCAGTGCGTTCTTTTAAAATTCCACCTTTGAATACATCTTCTGCGTTCATTACTTTTTTACGAAGGTCTTTTCGTTTTTCGTATTTTACATATAGTTCTTCAAATAAAGATGTATTTTGATAAAATGCTTCGTATAAGTCTGGAACTTCGTTTGGGTCAAAGAATGTTATGTTTTCTTTGTTTTTGCATCGTCTCCAAAAGAACGCTGATAACACGACCCCGTAGTCCATATGACGAACTCTAGTTTCTTCAGTGCCTTGATTGTTTTTAAGAACAATAAGGTCATCAAATTGGTAATGCCAGATTGGGTAAAAAATTGTAGCAGATGCATTTCTGAGACCTCCCTGGCTATTATGAGTCAGAACCATTGGACCTTCTTTACAACCAGAAGCAAAAAATGTGTGAGTATTTTCTACTGTGATGTCGAGGTAGTTTTCGTCATTGTCTTGAACAAAATCAATAGTTAGCAACCGTGTAAACCCGCCTTCAGTTAACACACGATCTTTAGGTGTTAGAGCATCTGGCAACTTCTGGACAACTGACCCGACATCATCCAAACACATAATTGGGTGATTTATCGAGCAGTTTAACACCACGCCATTCTCAAATTCCAAACGAACTTGGTCTTCTTGTTTGACAACTGTGTCCCATTTGTTAGTAACTGTTTTGAAAACAATCTCACCTGTTTCGTCTTTGGTCTTAATCTTCATGCCTACTGCTAGGTCTTTAATTTGAATTTTTTTAGTTTTTTCCATTTCATCGGAATCTCCCTCATCAATGACCTCTACCCAAGTCTCAGGAGTTACACAACAACTTCTTAAATCACCATACCATTTTTTAAGAAAAGGAATATAGCCGGTATGCATGATTTCGCCATTTCTAATAGGTGAACCTACTGGACGAAGTCTACCTACTTCTAATCCTATGCCAGCACGTTTGCTAGCATACTTCGCCATTATTTCACCGGCGGCGAAAATACTATCAAGATCGTCGTCACTGCGAATAAGAACACAACTACTAAATTGTTTTGTGGGCGTACCAAGACCGGCAAGTACAGGGGTGGCTAAAGTAAAAAGGCCATCGGATGCAGCATTGTAATATTCCTTGATATATTTCATCCTAGCCGAATTTGGTTCTTCTTTATGAAAAACTGTTGCGGCAGCAACCATGTAACGAACTTGTGGAGTTTCGAAAATTTCCTTAGTTGCTCTATTTTTTACAAGATACTTTTCAATCAATTGTTCAATGGCAGCGTATGAATATTGTTCATCTTTTGAATGGTCAATAAATAACTCCATTTTATTCCATTCATCTTCATTGTACCACTCTAAAAGTTCTGGTGTATAAAGACCAATTTCTACATTTTTCTTAACTAATTCATATAATGGCAGTGGTTGAAATTGCCCGTATACATCTTTACGTAGCATTGATAAACGTTGTTTACCTGCTACATATTGATAATTTGTATGACCTATATCTGGGTTTGCTTCTATATCGATTAAGTCGACGATAGCGCGTAATGTAATTTCATCGATTTCTTTAGTAGTAATGCCGTCATAATAATGAGGTTGACTTTTGATTTCAATCATTGATTGACTGACATCTGCAATTCCTGAACAAACGTTGGCAATCTGTTGTTGCCATTTTTCTAAATTTAATGGTTCTTTAGAACCATTTCTTTTGATTACTGTTATTTTATTCATATCCATATGTGTCTATACTCTCACTTAATACCACTAATTTCTGTTTAGGTAGTATTTATCGAGTGGTTTTTAGTGTAATATGTTTTTTGATAATCTATTACCATCAAAAACAGTGTTAGTATACACTAGATTGATGGTAATGTCCAGTAAATTATTGTAGACACCCCAACTGGGGTGTCTTTTTTGAGTGTTATGATAGAGCAGAAAACGTATACACAAATGTACCAGAATCATTCGATAAAGTATTTGTGTATAATAATACGATGGTATAGGGGGTTTCCCCGGTGGTATATGAATTACCTGATTGATCCAAAAATACTACTCTAAAATCTAATTTTAACGAATTTTCGCCAGATGGGTCTGCCCCGGCATAATCATAATCATCTGATAATTGTAATTTTCCGTTGCTGATATCGGCCGAAATGGTTAATGTTCCATTGCGGGTAAAGAAATTAGTGGTGCTTTTATAAAAATATTCAATTTTATAGGTAATTGACCCTGATGGTGTACCGACAGAATTGGTCGAGACTGGTAGTTTCACCAATGGGTTATACCCGGTTATGTAACCAATTGCCAATGGTGTTGTATTAGATGATGTGTACGAGGCATGCCCAGCAACAATTGGAATAAATGGGATTAAATTGGATGGGTTAGACAATTCTTCGAATCTATCCGACATGATGTTATCAATGATATTAGTATATGTTGCGAAATAAAGTTGCGGCCATTTCGCATCAGACCCACCATCATTGCCAACATTTGATAATACAATATTCGAAAAAGAATTTTGGTTACCGAAGTCTACAAAAATTGCATGTTGTTTAATATTGTAGAATTTATAATTATTAACACTGGTGTTTGATGGCCCTACTTGTTGGCCAATAGAACTTTGTGTAGAGTCATATCCTAACACAATTCCTTGTCTAGTGTTTGACACGTATCCAACATCAAAAATATTTTTTGATATGTCATATTTTGAATAAATTGCGTAACTAAAATTGCTTAGTTGGATATTTTTAAAAATATTTTGTTCACAAGTTATCAATGAACTAAGTGATCTAAGGTTTAGCCCTTTACTTAGGTTAGTATTACCATTCCAAGCCCCTTGTAGTCGAATGTTTTCAAATTCACTATTTCTAACTGCATCTAATTGAAACCCATCTTGGTCTGTAGTTGTGATGATCGATAAATCTTTGATAACAATAAATCGTGGTTGATTACTGCTAGTAGTGCTATCAATTGTACTTGGTGTCACTATATCAGACTCAATACTAGTAAAACTTGAATCATTTATGAATTTAAAAACAGGCCCTGTTCCAGAAAATTGTATTATAGTCTTATCTATCCCAGCTCCGAACAACGATGTGTAACTTGGAATATAAATGGTAGAAGAAATGTTGTATATCCCTTCTGGAATTTTTAATGATACCCGTTGCTTTGATGCAGCTACTGTACCAAGTGGATAGTCCAATGATGAATCGGAAGCTTTTCCATTTGCATTTAAGAACAGTTGATTTATCGCACGCTGCAGTGCCATAGTGTCATCATCAATTGCATTTGCTTTGATACCAAAATCTTTTGCTGTTACGGTTTCATCTAGTTTATTTTGGATTGATGATAAGACCGGGTGATTTGCGTTTGTGCCTGTTCTAATATACGAATCATATTTGTATTCACCGTACATGTTAGACAATATATTAGGACTATCTGCTAAATCTTTAGCCGTTAAAATTTTTGTATTACCAACTGTAGGCGCACCTTCCGCAACAGAGCCATTCCCTATATATAATTCTTGTGTATCAATACACCAAGCTAATTCACCACTTGCCAATTGTGGTAACCCAGTGTTGCTATTCTTTTTACCACGTCTTTGTTGTATTCTCGATATTTGAACAACTGCCATAAAAAATCCTCTTTACTATATTTGTAAACTGTCTGGAAGATATTAGGAGTTACCTACTAATATATTACTTATAGTAGTATTTACCAGAAATCAACTATAATTGTGATGGAGCAGAATTCCAACATGCATGAAAAAAGCCCTAGTTCTAGGGCTTTTGTGATTTAAGCTACTGTGAATGAGGTAGCGACAGTGACCGTTGTGCCACTTATATCCACCAGGTGGGGTCCAATACTAGTTGTTCCATTCGATTGTAATCCAATTCTACAAATACGGGTGCGTAATTCAGCTGCATCATTAATTGCTTTATCCATAACTACATAAATTTGCCCTTTATAAGTAATTTGATCAGCAGGAACAAACCAAGCTAATGGACTAATCTCATTGACTACTGCTTCGATGACCCCACCAACTACTGCATTAGCCCCGGTCGAATCTTCAGGGGTTAAATCAATTGTAGATGAGCTTGTATTTTTAATTGTGATCAAATATAAATTTGCATTAAGGTTATATAACGTTCCAACTTCTGTAGCTGAACCATTAACTCGTGTAACTGTTGCCATGATAAATCTCCATTTTATTTATTTATCAGATTTGATTGTAGAACTGTTCTACTCTGGTCCACGCTTTATCGCACCAATAATTGAAATCGGTTGGGTGTAATATAAACTCTTGATATTGTGGTGTACCCCATACCCCCGGGGATATTTCTGGTGGGGCTACGCACATTAAGATAACGCCTTTTCGGATATCTGTTCCATACACCTTATTATGTGCCATCATATATAATGTCAATTGTAAAAAATAATCATCAATCTGTTCTACTTTTTTTGGTTTGTTTGATTGTTTATAATCTAAGATGGCATCTTCATTTTTATGAACACCTACGGCATCAGTGGTCCCAGCATACAGTTCTGGGTAGTATAATCCAACTTCGGACCCCCAAATTTCATTAACATGCGTTAACCCATTATTAATAATGGTTTCTGCCATTAGATTACTTTGTTTACTATATGGATTTGTTCCAGGTTGACTAAGGGTTCCATTAAGTATAAAGTCTTCTAGATACGTATGCATTCTAGTTCCACGTCCTGCTGCTTCGGTTGTGATTTGTTGTGCTTTTTGATGCCCGACTGAATTCTTCCATCGCATCAATGATTCTTTTTTTTCTTTTGATTGAGTTGCTGATAATATTGTAGTTACTGATGGGACTTTTGAACCATCTGGACAAAGGTATAATCTTTGCCCAGATGATTCATGTCTATTGATTGGTTGATAGTTATATTTTTCTGTTAGTAATGACATTTGCCTAATTATTTTTCTATAAAAATCCTGAATACACGTATGATATCATGTAGTCAGGATTCTGTAAAATGTTATTTTGATTTTAATGCATGTGATGCCATTTTCGCAACTTCTGAATGGTCATCTTCTTGATTATCTACTACATCCAGCTGTTGGGTATCGGGAACAATGCGAATGCCATCATTATTAAAACTATCACGGTTACCATTTATGATGTTGTGTAATGCGCCAGCAGGGGATTCACCATCATACCGTTTGGCAAAACTATTGATGTCAACTGCAGGTGCACCTGCAGTTGACAATGCTTGATTAATAGCCCGCCAAGGTATTTTTACGGTCTTTCCATATTCATTTGCCTGTGATTGAAACATTAATAAAATTTTTACTAATGGGTCATCCAGGTCTGAATTTTCATTTACTTTTTTTTTGAGCTTAACAGCATGCCTAATTTACGGCTATAATCGATACTTTCACGCTTCATGCGTCCGGCTTCTGCTGCTGGTGGTACTTCTGATGCTGGTGGTACTTCTGATGGTTGACTAGCAGAAAGGTCAGCTGATGCTCCAGGTGGCATAACACCCATCTCATTCCCTGGTAAATCAACACCCATTGTTTCTATTTGTTCACCAGACACTAATGCCAATGATTGTGTTAAACTTTCACGGGTTGAAACCAGTGAAGTATATAATCTTTCTAATGCCTGTGATGTAATTTGGTTAAATTTACCTGCAATATCGCTACCTTGTTCTGCTCTTATAGAGTCTAACAATTCTAATAATTGGTCTGCTTTTAACGCGGCGGTGTCTTCAATCCAATTGGTTATTTTACTAACCATATCCTTAGTGGCTAAAATGTTTTCTGCCTTTTGTTCTTCGCCTTCTAACAGCATCCAACTTGCCTGTGATTCTGACAAATCATAACGTAAGGTTAATTCTGCTGCTAATTCTTGTCTATCAGATTCGCCTAATTGAATACGTTTAATTGCATTTTTGATCCAACTTTCCGGCACTGACATTTGTTTAGCACGTTGACTAATGGCAGAGGCCAATGCTTCATTACTAACCTGTCTTGCCACAGTCGATGGGTGTTCTGCTGCATCGGGCATTTCTTCTCTTTCAAAGATTGCTTGATTAACAACATCTAATAAAGCACGAGTTTTTTGATATTTTGAATTATCTAAAATACTATCGTAACTTTCATTGACTTCCATTTGACTTATTTCGGTACGTAATTTATTACGAACATCTGTTAATTGTACATCTGAAAACTGTTCTAAATTTAATTTATAACCAAATGTCTTTGCTAAACTTTCGTTTAGAAGTGTGCTGGTTACTTTCTGTGATAAATCTTTAATTTGCATGTTAGTTCCTTATAACATTTCTTTTACTGTGTATTTATACGAAAGCTTGTTTAAACAATAAAGAAATTTTTTTCTTATAGTATTGTATCTTGTGTGTACTTTCATCAAATCTTATTAATAACACCGCCCGTTTATCTGCAGATACTTTGCTGCTGTTATGTTTGAATATAATAGAATCACTATAATTTGACCAATAGCTGTTATCTAAATCTTTTATTTCATAGCATTTTGCATGTTGTTTGTTATTATAATGTTTGGCGGCGATTAATGCACAACTTTTCAAGTAATATTGATTTATTAAATCTTTGTTTTTAACGTTAAAAACCCCCCAATTACCATTCGGTAATTGTTTAACTAGAAAGTCTTTATATCCCAACGCCCCGCCTGGTAAAATGGTTATTGGTAACAGTGCGTGTAGTTCTTGGTCAAAATACGTTGCCAGTTCTTTGACTGTGTTAGATTTATTCATTTTAACCTAGCTATGGTTAGCCATCTATTAAGTTCGTCATTTTCTGAATTACTTGTGGTGCGGTCACCCCTAGCGTGCTGTTCAAACTCTTTATCAGTTACGTCGTGAATTAAATCGTCAGTTTTATCACCACCACTTGGGCCACCTATAATACCATCTTTACCAGAACCAATTAAATCATCATTTTCTTCTTCCTCTTGGGTTTCGCCCATAGAGGTTTGTCCTAATGAATCAGTATTAACATCAATTTGAGTACCAGGGGTAATTGATTTGGTAGGGGTTGCCCCTTGTGGGGCAGTAGAATTAAGATTGAAAATTGGATTTCCTTGTGGGTCGTTGCTTAATGCAGTTGGATTTGATGCTAAATCTTTTTTAACTATGGTTCCATCTGCCATTTTTACTTCTACACTTTTTCCTGGTTGATAATTTGTTATTACTGCTTTATTATCAGTTTCTTGTAAAATATCTCTAATTTTCATTGGTGTTCCTTGATGCTGAGTTCATCACTTTCTAATTTATCGATAAACTTTCTTAATTTATTTATTTGTCCACGTGTCCGCAATAATTTAAATGCTAAATTTTCAACACTTTGCTCACCGCCCATCTCTAATCCAGCTTGTCTTAACTTATAGATATCTTCCATGGTAGCGATTGCTACTTTTAAATCATTTGCCCGTATTGCTGAATTAATTTTGCCAGCATAATTACGTGCTTTGCTTTTAACTTCTTGTTCAGTCACTAGTGGTGCTTGGTGTTTTGGTACAGAAAGCCATTTGTCTAATAAAATGCTATAAATTCCTGCAGAAACATGATTTTGTTTATCATCTTGAACATATAGTTCAACATCGATATCTTTTATTTTAATATTATATTTTGAATTATATTCATTTTTTTTAGATGTGTATAACTCGGTCAGGGATGGGTCGATATTAACTACTAAATGTAAATCAATATCTGAGTATTCTGAATATCCATAACTTACATTTGAACCACTAATTGTGATATCTTTTAATTCAAGGTTTGGTATGTTTAAAAACTTTGCGAAATGGTTCGCTATTAACATTAGTTTATATCTAACATCTGTCTTTAAATTAGTATCATCCCATAGTACTGGGTTAAGGGTATCATGATATGGTATTGCTTGAATGGATAGTTCAGTAAACCGCATATTAGAATTTTACTAATATTGTTGCTATTGTAGATAGCATACCTGCTATTATGGTAGCAGTAGAACCAATAATTACTTTACTCATACTAGCTTTGCTTTCATCAATTTGGGCAGTTAATAATATTACTTTGTTTTCAATTGCTTTTAACCGGTCTTCTAAATTTTGATAACGTAATGCACATAATTCTACATGACTTTCGAGATTTTCTTTTTCAATATCGGTTGGTTTTAATGACATGCGGGTATCCTTTCAGTATAGTTTTATATATTTATGGTTTTTTAAAGAAAACGATATTCTTGGTTTTGCCTTCGGTGACAAACACTGCGAAATTTTGTTCTAATAATTCATCTAACCCTTCTATATACGGTACTAGTTCAAAATCTTTTTTTAAGAATCCAACTGGGTCACCATTCTCTTCATACATATCATCCCGTTCTGTACTAAAATCAAATCTCCATACCCTGATAATATCATCAGTATCAAATCCAATTAACCGCCCTTTAATTTCTGTTATTAGTGGTGGTTGAAACTCGGCAAGGTTAGATCTAATTCCCAATGTTTGTAAAATTGTATTAAAATTTTGTTCCTTCCATCTAGCGGATTCTTTTCCTGGGTCAGATCTATATTGCCCAGTATGTGTAATATCAACGAGTGTATAAAGTTTGTAGTCCATATTGTATTTAACAACCATAAAAAAAGGGTTCATAAAAAATGAACCCTTCTTCTTACTACTATACAGATAGTATTAATTAATCTGTTAAGGTAACACCAGTGATGTTTGTATAAACATTGACTGCTGTTGTGGTTAACCCAGCTGCGGCAAATGCTTCTGCAATAGTTTGGCTATTCGCATTAACACTGTTTACTAATGTGTCAGCTGATAAAATGAAAGTAACGCCAGCGGATGATGGGATACCAACATAATAAATTTCGCCAACTTGTTGCATTGCACGAACTGCTTGTGAAAATACTGAATTTGAATCATTAGCATTTGCTTCGATTTCTGCGATGTCAACGTTAACAAAAACTAATTGACGTGTGCCGAAGTTTGAAAAATTTGATGCAGCTTTTAAATAGTTAGCTGAAACTGTTGAATTTACTGATGGCATAATTTTAATCTCCTATATGCTTTTTAACTCACCACTCTGTGAGCTTGCAATAATATTTAGTCTTTTCTTAAAAAATGGCTTATTAAAGCTTATTTTCTTGTATTTTTTTAATACCACGCTTGAATTTAGTACTATCACCTGCTTTGATGCTATTGATAAAGCGACGTTCTAATTCGCCCGCTGTTTCTGCATCATAGTTTTCTCTTATTGATTCTATTAAATTAATAGCACTTTGGATTATATTAGACCCACGACTTTCAATAATTAAATCGGTGTCTTTACTTAATCCTATATTGCTTAATTCTTGTAAAATGCTTCTAGTACTCTTTCGCATAGTATTATTCCGTATATCGTATTTATAGCATTATTAAAAATATAATATATTTTATATAATAGGTTCTAGTGCAAAATACTCGGGGTGTAATTTACCCCATTTACGCATGATAACGGCTGCAGTTGCGTTTGCTTCGTTTTCTTGTTGACTCCCATCATTCCCACTATCGTCAGTTAGTTCATTATTGATATCTTGTTTATAATGTACAAGTTCATGTGCTGTACTTCGAAGAGTATCTTGAATATGTCTATTGGATATCATAACATTAATACTTTTGTCAGTTGGACTATACCCGCCAAATGAACTATATTTTATACTATAATCACTATCTTTTATTAAATTAATTGCAGGAAGCTCATCAAGCTCCAAGAATTTTTTTACAAATATTAAAAATTCACTAATTATTTTTTCTGCATCATTATGCGATAGACTTTCGGTTATTATTTCTCGTATTTTCATGTAACATCCATCTTAACAATATTTATCAATATACAATTGCATATTTTATGGTTTCCACGGTCTAGAAGGTGCTAACCCACCATCATTGATATTATTAACTGATGCATTTCCATTATATTTGGTTGGTAATAATTCAATGTCGTAAGTATTATTTGTCCGGAAGTAATTTTTACTTGAATCAATATTCCCACTGATAGTGCCGTCTGTTGCAACGATTTTACCTTGTCGTTTTGCTTGTGCAATATCTAACTTTGCTTTTTGTTTAGCTTCTTTGGTTGATAACCATGCAATTCCATTTGCTGACATTATAATCCCCTTAAAAAATTAATAAATGTATTATTAGCTATTGGATCCTGTTGGTAAATTAAATGGGGTGTTGCAATTTGGTCTTTAACCCTAATGTCAGATAGCTGTTTAGGGCCATTTAATCCGCCTCCTGCATGAATAGTAACGGCATCTAACCCACTATATACTGGTTTTGGTTCATTGCAATACTTGTCACGTTCTGGATTATCCACCAGATCGACAATCTGTTTAAATCTATTAATATCATCACCAGCAGAACCACTACATGATAATGGACTTAGAATCGTATTAGTGGCTTTTGGCATAACTTGTGGCTTGCCTTGCTCTACGTTATCTACTAAATCTATCATTCCTCTAATAATATCTTGAATTTTCATTTTTCTTCCTTGATTTTATATTTATATTTAAATATCGGTATGATATCTAAACGCCCATTTGACAAAATACTAAGAGAATTAAAACTAACTGGTAAATATAGAATTTTTAACGATATTTTACGTGAAAATGGTAAATTTCCAAATGCTATATGGTATGGTCCATATGCCATAAAAAATATTGTGAATTGGTGTAGTAATGATTACCTTGGTATGGGACAACATAAAGTAGTATTAGATGCTATGCATACTGCCTTGGATATGACTGGTGCTGGGTCTGGTGGAACTAGAAATATATCTGGGACTACGCATTACCACGTTGCACTTGAACATGAATTGGCAACATTACATAAAAAAGAAAACGCATTGTTATTCAGTTCTGCATATGTTGCAAATGAATGGAGTTTAATAGCATTAAGTAAAATAATACCGAACATTGAATTTATTAGTGACAGTAAAAATCATAATAGTCTTATAATGGGTATTAAACATAGTAGGGCACCAAAACAAATTTTTAAACATAATGATTTGCAAGATTTAGCAGATTGTTTAAAACGTGCAAGTGCACATGAAAATGTTCCATGTGTGGTGTTTGAAAGTATTTACTCTATGGATGGTAATAAAAGTAATATTAAAGAAATTTGTGATTTAGCAGACAAATATGGGGCAATTACTTATTTGGATGAAGTTCACGCAGTTGGACTTATGGGATATACCGGTGCAGGTATATTAGAGGAATTGGATTTACAAGACCGGGTGGATATTATAAATGGCACACTTGGTAAAGCATTTGGTGTTCAAGGTGGGTACATAACAGCAGCGAACGAAGTCATTGATGCTATACGAAGTTTAGCAGATGGTATGATTTTTACTACTAGTTTAAGTCCAGTGACTTGTGCAGGAGCATTGGCTGCTGTCAAGTATCTTAAAGATCATAATGAACTTAGAGAAAAGCATCAAGAACGGGTAACAGCATTAAAAGATAAACTGAATAAAGCAAATATATCAGTGATGGAAAACGATACACATATCGTGCCGATTATTATTGGGGATGCAGTTCGTGCTAAGACTATAAGTGATATACTATTGAATGATTATAATATTTACGCGCAATCCATAAATTCACCAACAGTTCCCGCGGGGACTGAACGATTACGGTTCGCGCCAACCCCACTGCATGATGATGGGATGATTGAACATTTAGTAAATGCCCTATCTATTATTTTGTAAATTGTTTTTTAATAAGGTTTTCTAAATCAGTAATGCGTTGTTTGATGTTATCAATTTCCACATCTTGTCTATGATCTGATTCTTCTGAATGTTTGGCACTTCGAACTAATAGTTGAAATAACGCTGCTTGGTCATCTTCTATACTATAATGACTATGACCTTTCTCGATTGCGTATGCCAAATCGGGTGAATATGTGGCAATATCTTTCATTTTCATAAATAATTCCTTCAAGTGAACAACCCATGCGACATAATACATCTACATAGGCTATTAATATAATATTTATTCTGCTTTTCCACATTTGATTTGTTTCGCCTTTGTTAAAGCACCAAAATCAACCGGCCACAGTTGATTAAGTGGCAACTCAGTAGCAGTTGCTGGGTAAGTAAATGTGATGTTAGCTAATTTCTTTATTTTGGTAATCGGAGCACGAACCTTTGTTAAATCAGTACCCAACCCAAGTTGATGTGGGAACAAGAACCCAGCCACTTCATTGGTAGTTGCATCGATTACTATTTTATAAAATGCATGCGGAACAACTACGTTATTTGAACCTATTGTTGTATCTTTTGGCCCATATATAGGTCCTGCATATATTACAAGGGGATGACCACGGTGTACTGCCCATCCTCTGATACTAGTTTCGAGTGTTTTCCACGTTGATCTATTAAGCCCGGCTAATTGTGGGACCATATTAGTTAACAAAAAACTTTCTTTTTCAAATTGGTCAAAACTACTCATATCCGCACTTGGCGCAACATGCCCAATATCAAATCCTGATTTAGCATAATCCGATAGTTCTGCCCTTTTTCCCTTTGGTAAACTTTGGTCCGCCATAAATCCATTTGAGCGTGGTACACACCCTAATGCATATTCTGGATATAATTTATAAGAAACCCATACTGGTAATTTTGCAACAGTGTCATTTAAAGTAACATACCCGGCTCTGCATATTGCAGTTCCTTGTTTAGTAGTTCGTGGAAACCCGTATGGCACGTGTGCTTTACACTTTTCAAGTGGGTATGGTGGCCATTGATCCCATGCTATTGAAATTTGAGAAAAGCATAGAGTTAAAAATAATAAAATATATTTCATAATTTTCCTTAAATGTGTAATTAATTATTTAATGTTATTTAATCCAACCAATACGTAATCCGTGTGAATCACGCCGGTAATATTCTTGTAAACTTCCAGGATATCGCCAACCACAAATCGCAACTAAAATCATTAGCCCACCAGACCATAATAATCCATTAGTTGAAATATCAGCTGCCCACATAATTCCAATACTACTTATCATAGTTAATAACATCATAAATTTTAATTTTGTATGCTTGCCAGTTGGTCATGGGAGTGGGTAAGCTGTACGATCTTTAGTCGTGTAGTGGTTGACTAAAAACCCGCTAATTCGATAGTCAAGAATAACGATTTAATAATAGTCGAAACATTAAATATCCAAGGTATGATGAAAAATCATAAACTTGCTAAATCTATAACCGATGTAAGCTGGTTTCAATTTCACCAAGAGCTACATTGTCAATGTAAAAAACAGGGCAAATGGTTTACAAAAATCAACCAATGGATTCCTTCTAGTAAAACTTGTAATTGCTGTAGATATGTTAAACAAAATTTAACGCTATCCGATAGAACCTATCATTGCGATAATTGCGGATTATCGATTGATAGGGATTTAAATGCTGTAATTAATATTTATAAAGAAGGTTTATCTAAATTTAATACCGTAGGAACTACGGAAATTAACGCCTGTGGAGATATGAGTCAGAGTACTGATTCAGCCCAGGAAGCCCCATACCTTCATGGTATAGGGTAGTTCACCGTTGTTAAAATTTAAATTATGACAAGACATTTTGTGCAAATTCTAGTCCTGCGTGGTCTAGTGCACTAGACCATTGTGTTTTATTATCGGTACTGAACACCAACTCGTAATTACTTGATGATATACACCAACTAGTTTCATGTCTATATGGATGTTTCCCAACGATTTCATTGAGAAGTTGGTTTGGTGCCCATCCACACATGCCAACAAACATTCGCCATTTTCGCGGAACATCACCATCAGCAAGCCTGGGAAGTATATCATCTGCGGAGCTTAATGAAAAGTTCCGGGTAAGATTTATTGTATTGCGACATTTCCACTCTGCAGTGTGTAGTAAACTCAAACTTTGTTGACTAATTGGTCCGCCAATATAAACAAACCCTGGTATATCATCCAAGTCTAGACCAACTTGCATTCCAAGGTCACTTATTGTAAGGTCGCTACGCTTGTTTAACACTAATCCTACACTACCGGTATCGTGCTGCTCCGTTACCATTACAACTGTTTTATACCAAAAGTTTCCTTTTACTGATGGGGGTGCTATTAATAATTTTCCTACTAAATCCATCTGTATTTAACTATACGAATCGTGCAACTGAATTTTTTACATCAGCCACTGTTAATGTCCCATCTTTATTTTTATCCAATACTTTATTTTGGTTATAAATTTGTTTCCCAGCTGTGCTAATAACATGATTATCTTTCTTGCCTATTGCAGCAGGATAAAATACCGCAAGATATAAATCACCAACATCCATACCTGGTTTTACACCAATCATTTTAAAATATTTAAATACGTAGTCTAATTGCTCAACAGCAGTCATCCCACGTAATTCTTCCACTGATGTTCCTAAATTATGCGCGGTTTTTGGCATAAATTGAATCAACCCTGTTGCATTAGATAATGGGTTAACCCTAGATGGGTCTACACCTGATTCTAATTTCATAATGGCTAATAAATCATTCGCATCAACACCAAGTTCGTGTGATATCTTTTGAAGTTTACTGTTAAAATCGGGATCTTGAATTATACTAACATCAATATCACTTACGTGTGATTTAACATCAGCGGCTGTGCTTTTAGTTAATGAACTAGTAATCGATGAATTTGTTGATAAGAAACCATTCAGCAGATTTATCAACTGCTCATCAGGCACGCCATTCGCGGTAAACCCAACATCTGTTTGTAATGCCTTGATAGCAGCAGTGGTATATTTACCACGAATACCATCAATACCAGGTGGGCCAATGTCGTACCCAATTTGAACTAATACTTTTTGTAAATCAGCAACATCTGGTCCAACCAGATGTGTTGGTACATTTAATGTAAATTCAGTATTCTCATTTAATTTAAATTCAATAAATCTCATTAGTTACCCTTCCATTTTGGTAATGGCCCACCATAATCACTTGATTTTACATATTTGCCTTTGATGCTTTGCGGTGTATTATGTTTAGACCCAGTTCTAAATTTTCTACTTGTATCACGTTTTCGTAGACCTTGCGCCTTGCAAGATGACAACTGGCTAGCACCTAGTTCAGCATCGGTTTTTTTAGACAAACACACAATTCTACTAGTTTTACCAGCCTCATCAATTTCACAATCCATATCTTTATATGGTAACGCAGGTTCATGACCCCGTGATGGTCTACTGCCACTTCTTGGATTTCTTTTTGGTTCAACCCCAATTTTTTCTTCCGATAAAAATTCATTTGCTCTCATGATTTAATCCTTTTAATAATATATTTATCCATTTTTTCTGCCAAGCCATTCGTATACATTTAACCATTTCCGATTACCAATGGTTGCTTTTAATAAAGTTAAATCCGCTTTGATGTTATACTGCCCCGTGGTCGTTGGTTCATTGAATTCTAATGGCACATCTTCTTGCATCGCTATTTCGTCTGCTATATCATAATACGAATGGGATAGCCCAGTACCAACATTCCAAATACCAGACCCGTTTATTTGTTTAATAAAATCGATATGTAACCGACATACATCACCAACCCACACCCAATCCCGTTTTATGTGATGTGAATTACTCCAAATTGTTATCTTACCATCCCGTCTAGCCTGTTCTCGCCATTTGTAGATAATATCAGTTCTGTCCCCTTTTGTATACATGTACCGTCCGTATACATTGAAGTATCGGAATCCTTGGACAAATATGTTGAGTTGTTGCTGAAATACCCAGCGGTCAAACAGATATTTTGACCACGCGTATGCTGTTTGTGGATGGCATGGTGCAAATTCAGAAAAATTGTTAGTGTTTCCATATGTGTCACTACTGGAACTGTATTGCAAGTTCACTTTGTTGATGTTACATTCATTAAATAACCATTGACTAAACTCGTAGTTTTTATGTATAATGGTGTCTACATCAACATCACTTGTATCAGTTACTGCTCCTAGATGAATCACCCAATTGTAATTTTTAACATCTGGATAATTCGTTGGATCCCAACACCATCCATCAGCGATCCAATCTTCTTCTTGTGCTAACCATTCCATTAAATTCCTACCAATAAATCCGGTATAACCTGTGACTAAAATCCTCATATGTCCCCTTTACAATTATTTATTGCCAGCAACCATCAAATAATGTATCATCTATAATTATTTATTGCCGACTATCATGAAAACAAAAATCATAAAACTTGATAAACGATATAATGGTCACGAATATTTTTCTTTTATGGCAACCCCACAGAACAAACATGTGAACATGAATTTAGACACAGTAATTCATATTACAGAGATGCGTCAATGGTGCTGGGAAACATTTGGACCAAGTTGTGAACTATCTGAATATTCTATGTTAGTATTGCATGATATGCCGGTCAATCCACATTGGTGTTGGCGCAATGCATCACAGTTTCGTGGACCACGAATCTTATTGGCGACGGAATCAGACCGTAATTGGTTTGTAATAAGATGGGGATAATATGAAATGAGTATATAATGGACCTTGTCAAAATAACATTGGGTACTAAGATGAAACCACCATCCAAGTCGGCATCACAGATTTTAGCAGTACAATCACTGACATCCTCACATAAGTTGATTCAATATACGGAATTTGTGGACATTGACGGGGATGTTATCTGTTATTATGCTGTTAAAATTCAACCTGGATATTACTTAATCCATGATACCGCACATTATACTACCATAACGGATTGGTGTACATCGGTATTTCCCAAAGAGGATAACAAATCACGATGGTTTGTTAGGAAGTCACACATATTTTTGTTTAACTCTGAAGAAGACCGCAATTGGTTTGTATTACGTTGGTCCTAATGCATGAAAAAAGATGACTTTTTATTTGTATTAAGAAAAATCGCATGTGAGGAAAACCTTCGATTTGTAAAGCTTACTGCTCCAGAACTTATTAATGTAATGCATGCAAAATACGGAATCGACATATCGGAACAGCACGGATATATAACACACCGGTATGCAATAATTGATACACTCCAACATTTTCTATTTAAAATAAAGTATAGTGAATATAACGTTTGACTATAAAGGAATAAAAATGATCGATCATATAGGAACCGCAAGTAATAAACATATTACAATAATACCCAGTCCGCTTCCATATATTAATACTACTTCCCCAGGGGCTGGCGCATTGCGTTATTTAAATAATACTATTGAAGTCAATGATGGTTTTACCTGGATTGGAATAGCCAATACAGTTCAAATATCATTGACAAGTGATACAGAACAACTATTATATTGGGTTAAAAAGAAATATGATGAAGAATTGCAAGAACAATTAATGATGGACAAATATCCCGCATTAGCAAATGCAAAAAACAGTTACCTCATGATTAAGCAGCTATGTGAAGCAGAAGAAAAATTGGAGAATCAACGTGATAATTGAATTAGTGGCGTTGCTAATTAAACATTGGTATGTTGACTTTGTAAACCAAACAACTACCGAAGTTCAGGGAAAAGGCATCTATGGTAATAGATACGGGGTGTGGCATAGTGCAAAACATGGGTTGTTTACTGCACTTATATTTTTTAATTCATCACAATGGTATTATGGCATTCTAGTTGGGGTAGTAGATTTTACTTTACACTACCATATAGATTGGGTTAAAATGAATTATGGAAATCGAGATATTTCTGACAAAAAGTTTTGGCGAGACCTTGGTCTAGACCAGTTAGCACACCAACTTTGCTACATTGCATATGTAACATATTTTTAATTTAGAGAAATAATGCTTAATTTTTTAATTCACAACCGGTCAACGACCCTGAATCAGTACCAGATGTCCAGTATCCAGACGAGGAACAGATGATGACATTAAAGAACCAACTATACATTTTTCAGTTGGAATTACAGATGATAACCGTGTTAGTATTACATTTGGTACATTTCCAAATATCACTAGTTTATTTCTGACTGCAGTTGGGGTTAATGGAATGATAACACTATTACAAGCAACGTTACCAATGATATACGAAGAACCAGCCGATAAGGAAACCGACAATGCCGACGAAACACCCGCCCGAACATAAAGACATTATTGGCCGTACCCTTAATGTAGGTGATTTTGTAAGTGTAGTAATTTATAACAAATTACAAGTTGCAAAAATAATTAAATTAACCCCAAAAATGGTTAGAGTTAAAATGTTAAATGCACACCACAATTTTTGGTATAATGGTGAACATTCCAGGTATTCATCAGATATGGCGCTTTTGGATGGTATGTATCTAACCACATATTTAATAAAGGAATACAAATGAAACCACTCATATTAGAAATGGATGCGTGGTCAGCATTATCTACCCAGTTACATAATGATTATCCTAAAAGTGTCTTAGCAATTAGATCGAAATCAAAATCAGTTCTTGGATTTACTACTAGGATACATCACACGTGGGTGCCAAATGCAGATTATGATTCAGAATGTGCATCATTTAAACAATCGTTATCCGATTTGATGCTTCTGAATATCGATCCAAAAAAAGGCAGCATGAAACGGTTTATTCATCTTGATTTTTATGATGAAATGAAAAGAACCTTTTTTATATTAAAATATAGTGATTATTTAAAATGCGAGAAATAATTATAGAACGAATCATCGCACATTGGGATGATAGTTTTGGAGATATATTTGACATATCACTTGAAGATATTGATAATATGTCAGATTTGCAATTATTTAACCTTTATAACGCAATTTTTGAATTAGGAATTTAATATGAAGCACGTAGAATGCGGTATGTTTAAACTACCAGGACTATCATTTTCACGGGATGAAATGTCAGATGAATTACGAGACGAGATGACATCTTGGGCAGACATGTCAAATTGTGGCATGCTAATGAATGATAGGTTATGGTCATTTAAAAATGAATCCCATCGTGATTTATTTTTATTACGCTGGGCTGAACAAATCAATGTTTCGTAATTTTTTTAAAAAACGTCCAACTTTATTATTAACCATTGAACAATCAATAAAGTTGGATATGTATTATAATGTACGATATATCAACGAGTTAACGTTACACCTTAAAAAAGATTTTCATGCAACTGCAAGATATACATTGTATGGGGAATACGGTGTCATCATAACATTTGACGAAGACAAATATAAAACGTTTTTTATATTAAAACATTTATAACAGCATGATATCAACATACAAACTTTTGAATAAATGTGACAAATTTACATTTACCACTATTCAAACCAAACGTAGAAATTATTGTAGAATTGCGTTAACCACCGTACATCGACGGATATCACTTAATGAAGATTTATTAAAAGAGTATGATACATTTTTTAAATCAACAAATGGAATTAAACGTGGTGTGGGATGGGATTTTGACACGAAAGAAAATGCCGAATCTGCGTATACGTGGGCAATATTAAAATGGGGGTAATGTGGGTTTCACTGTAATTGAAAAACATTACAATACTATATTGCATAATTATTGGTTTCAATTCGATACCAATAATAATAATATCAGACATTGGATAACAAAGCAACCAAAAAACTTATGGTATTCATTGACTTGGCTTGGTACATATACATTACGCGAAGAATTATATACATTGTTTCAACATACTTGGGGTGACGATAATGAATAACCCTACTATTGTTGAATACAATTATACGAAGACAACCAGGCTGGATAAGTATCGCATTTATAACAATGTTGTACATGAACGATATATTATCGATGAACTATTTGTCCCTGAATTGCACTTTTCAATAAACAGTTGGCAAGACAGCGAAAAAGGTAAGTGGGTTTGCGAGCATAGCCCATTAATTGTTTGGGGTAAAGCACCAAACCATGAATTTTATGTTGTTGACAAATTTACCATAATTGCATATCTTTCACAAGAAATATATACGTTTTTCACACTAAAATTTTCATAATCGGAATTTACAATGACAACATTCTATAAAAAACAAGGTCGAAAATATATACCGGTACCAGAATATGATCAAGAATTAAATGATTCATTGTGGGAAGGAACACATTTAACGGTAACCACCACAGGGTCGAGGACTAGACGATATAATATTGACCAGGCATTGGCACCACTTATTGCTGCTGGGATTATTGCAGAGGATGCAATTGTAAAAGTAATACAACACCGGATATCACTGCAGCCAGTCACCAAACCACTAACACCAGAACAACGAGCTGCGTGGTTACATATGCAAGAAGTATGGGGTGATACGTTGTGTAGATTGCAAGGGGATAGTATTATGGATGCAGTACGTGCTGGGGTAACCGAAATGATTGCCCAAGCATCAGAGTTATTAACAAATCCTGCATTAAAACAGTCGCATCAAACTGTCAGCTGGGAATAATTCATGAGTATTTTTATTGTAATTATAATTTCATTAGTAGTTGGCGCATTTGTTGGTGGGTATGTGTTTTTCTTATTACTCATAACAACATTTAATAATGACCCAAAGATGGTGATTGACCTATTATGTAAATCAGTGGGCGTTAATGCAATTGTGACTACTAATTTGTCCGAATTGAATAATGTATTATCTAGCGATGTTGACAATAAACTCGATCAACGAGTAGTAAACGCAATAGAATTGTCCGTTAAAAAATATGGTGAACAATTTTACTTATATTTCAAAGAGAGTGAGTCTTATATTTCACAAGGTAGTTCTATTGATGAGGCAATGGAACGAGCACATAAAAGATATCCAGGGCAATATTTCATCTACACATTGGATGACTAATGCAACTATATAACGAAGAATATATCTATCAGGTGTTCCTTAACTACGAGGATACAAACTCGTGGTATTCGTCAAATTCAATACATGGATTTGACGAAGTATGGGAATGGTGCGATAATGTAATTGGGGTCGACATGTGGATGCATGATTATAGAGAAATCATTGATGCTGATGTATTTCAATTTAAACAAGAAGCCCATCGATCTTGGTTTTTATTACGTTGGATGTGAATATATGGAACTGGTTACACTAGACAAAAGACACAAATATTACAAGCACGGCTTTGTCGCTGCAATACGCAGTACTAACTACGGGTATACAGAATTTAAGGTTGACCGCTATCTAGCTAGTGTGTATGGAGCTCCACCAGTTAACCATGCGAACCGAATACACAATCCTTGGATAATGTATTCTACCCCATGGGGGTCTAGTACGGTATATTGGATATGTGTTAAAAACCCGGCAATATTGACACTGGCATTATTATCAATCGACTACTAATAAAAAAGCCCACCTAATGTGGGCTTTTTGTATTTCCTAAGTGTGATGCTATCAAAAAGACAACTTGAAAGTTGAAAACACTGCGTGTTCAGATTGGAAATCTGTGAAGTTAGAATTGACATTATATTGTGTTGCATATACAATTTCTGCAAGTAGCTGCGTTTCAATTCTATACATAATCCCGGCATATGTACTTGACTGGTTACTAAAGCCATTTACGGCATTGACACCAAACAGTTTATTCAATTCAATTGAGCATAATTGCGACTTGTTGATTAAATATGCAGAACAAACCGCCCAATTATCAATTGGCGACAATTGTAACATATTATCCACGTCATAGACTGGAATGTTTTCTGAACTAAATTGTGGAATATATACTAAGTTTAGGCTACCCCACTTTTGAAACTCTTTAGATGGTTCACCATATGCTACCCCAACTAATAGTATCATCAATGTTAATATTTTTTTCATACCTTTCGAGAAAAGAACCCCTATTCCGTTGGGTTTGGGGTGGATTACAGTATTAAACATGAAGACATCCTATTTGTAAAAATCGTAGCATTATATGTATGTAATATTATCGACGAGAACCAAGGTATCTTGTTGCGGAACCTGATAAAGGACGAACCGTCCAATATGGGCAGATTCTGGAATATATACTTGAATGACATCGTTATTAATTATTCTAGTAACATCGTATACTTTACCGGGAGTTATATACCCGCATACGAGTTCTGGATCAGGGGGCATTTAATTTTCATCCGGCTTGGCAGAAATAATCAACTTTGATACTGGGATCAGATGATTTTATAATATTAGCAATTTTTGCGCCAGTATCCATGCAGGTGGATTGGCTATTATAACTGCCAATTTGACGAACGTCGATTGATGTATTATACAGTGTTTTGACAGAAAAAATTAATATTAGCGTTAACATAATGTATTTTCCTTTTGTAATTGTTTTTGTTCATCGTTCATAATTTTCACCATTGTTAATTTACATTATAACAGTATTCTATTTTCTTATCTACATAGTGACCAAGTTCCAACTTTATTATCAATCCACTATATGGAATCGTCTTCTTTCCATTGTAGAAGTTCTTCAATATATGATTTACACTTTCCACACTCAAGACAAACATCTAGGTATTCAGTCAATTCATGAATTGTCGTAACACCTTCGTTAATTGCTTTTTTAATTTGTATATCTGTAATTTTTTTACAAATACAAGCATACATAGATAAAATATCCTAATGTTATCATATGCCGAATATTATTAAAACTTCTTGGCGATAGCTGCGGATGCCAATAGAAGTAATATAATCAAGATTAACATATTTTGTATATCTAGTGTGATTATAAGGAAAATTAATAAAATTAATG